GGAATTCAAACTCAAGGACGGCTCCAAGGTCACCGTCAAGCAGGACATCAAGTGCGGCATCACAGAGGAGCGCAAACCTGCCGCGTTCGCTTGGCTTGCTGATAACGAATATGATGGCATCATCAAAACCGGCATCGCCTTGGCCTTTGGCAAGGGCGAAATCGCGGACGCCGAGCGCGCCATCGAAGTTCTGCACGAAGCAGGATTCGGTGCGGCCGAATTGGACAAGAGCATTCACCCGTCCACGTTGAAGTCATTCGTCAAGGAGCGTTTGGAGGCAGGCGACAACATACCACTCGATACGTTCGGCGTTTTTGATTTCAAAGTCGCCAAAATCGCGCTTCCTCGCACACGCAAGTAAGCGATAATTCAACCCGCTGTACCACTCTCAAACAGAAAGGAATCAGAAATGGCAAAGGCCGAAAAAGCAGGCACCGAAGTGGCGACCGTCAAGGCAGGCGCGCTCGCTGTTCCCTCGTTCATGGACATGGCCGACTTCGGCGCTGGCTTCGAGGGTGCAGACAAGGACTCGTATGCGATTCCATTCCTGCAGATTCTGCAGAAGATGTCGCCGATGGTCGATGAAGATCATCCGAAGCACATTGCTGGCGCGAAGGCCGGCATGATCTTCAACACCGTCACACAGTCGCTGTACGACGTTCGCGAAAAGCCGCTGGAAATCGTCCAGTGCGCATACAAGCGCTCGTTCATCCTTTGGGGTCCGCGTGAAGGTGACGGCGGTTTCAAGGGTGAGGTGACGCCGGAAGAAATGGACCGCATCATCGCCAGCGGCGCTGTGGAGAACGTCGGCGGCAAGATTCTCGTCAAGGACTCGGACGGCAAGGTGGACGTGAAGAAATCGGACTACTATGCCGATACGCGGAGTCACTACGTCATCGTGATCGATCCCGAGACGGGCGACCCTACGCCTGCGATTCTCTCGCTCGCTTCGAGTCAAATCAAGGCGTCCAAGATGCTGCTTACGTCGCTTCAGCAGCGCAAGGTCGACACGCCGAGTGGCAAGCGGACTCCGCCGACGTTTGCTAGCAAGGTGAAGCTCACCACGGTCACCATGCAAAACGATCAAGGTACGTGGGCCGGTGCAAAGTTCGAAATTGAACGTGAATTGATCACCGATCCTGACCTGTTCAGCGTTGCAAAAGAGTTCTACCAATCGGTCCAGTCCGGCGCGGCAAAGGCCGATTACTCGAAGGCAGCGGACGCTGGAGATTCGTCTGTGTCCGGCCAACCGGCGCAAGCGGAAGGGTTCTAAGTACCAAGCCGCGCCACCGGCCCAGCAGTGGGCCATCTATCCAATCCTATCAACAGGAGTGAAACGTGAGTTTGATCGACAAAGCAGAAGAAGTGGCAAAGGAAGTCGTCAGCGAGGTCAAGACTGCCGCTGAAGAGGCGGTGAACTTCGTGGAAGGCGTTTTCAGCGATACCGACGAGCAGGACTCGTCGGGAAACGATGGCCAGGACGCTGCCGACGCTGTAGAGGCGGATGCGAATGGATCGGCTGGTGGCACTGTCCAAGGTGCGGCTGAATCAGCAAACGTCAGCCAAGAGCCTCAAGGCGGCACAGGCGCATCCACCGGCCAATCCCCGGAAACGACGGCAAGCTGATCTGAACGTCGCCGCACGACGAGCAGATCAATGACAAAGGACAGGCCTGGCCTTACCAACCAGGCCTGTTTCATTAGGAGTCAATCATGAGCGTAACGTGGAAAGACCTTGCACAGGATGTCGGCAAGGCAGCACCCATCATCGGCACCCTCCTGGGCGGTCCTGCGGGCGCGGCTGTAGGTGGGCTCGTATCCGCCGCGCTGGGCTGTGAGAACACACCGGATGCAGCGCAAGCAGCTATACAGGCCGATCCGCAAGCCGCTGAGAAGTTGGCAGAGGCCCAACTCAATGCAAAGGTGGAGTTGCAGCGCTTGACAGCGCAATCTGCTCAGGCGCAGATGGCCAATGATCTGGCCGTTTTCCAGGCGGAAGTTGCTGACCGCGCGAGCGCTCGAAGCATGCAAAATGCGCCAGATTGGTGGATTCGTCCACTGATCGTGGTGATGCTCATCATCGGCGCAACGGCCATTCTCATCCTTCTGTTCCTTCCTGGGACGCGCGATGTGATCAAAGACCCGACAGCAACGGGTTTGATCGGCATGGTCATCGGCTACTGGTTCAATGAACTGAAGGCATCGATGGCGTACTACTTCGGCGCAACGAAGAATGCTGATGATACCGCCAAAAAGATTGCGGCATTTGCCGTCTCGCCTGGCACCGTGACTTCGGGAGACGCAGCGCAATGATCAAGCATCCTCAACACATCTTGGCCTTTGACAAGAAGTATTTCGGCATCGAAGGCTTGGAGGGATTCATCCATATCACTCCAAAGCAATTCTTTGAGCGAGCGTACCGGTCGTTGTTCATCGGTCGTCGCGAGGAATTGGAGAAAGACGAGCGATTTGGCCAGGCACTCCCATATGTAGTCATGCACCAGAAGGGTGTTGATGGTCGAGTAGCGTTGTTCGCTTACCAACGCACCAAGAAGGTCGGCGAGCAGCGCTTGGCGGGTGCAATTTCTGTCGGCGTCGGCGGCCACATGGACTTGGCAGACATTCGAATGTCCGACAACAGCGTGGTCGATCTTGTGTCCACTTTCGCTGTGGCCGTTTCCCGCGAGTTGAATGAAGAGGTTCTTTTCGACTCTGGCGTTGGGCGCATCACATTTGATGATATGCGCAAACGGGCGACTCACAGCGTATTCCCCAAGGTTGCCGGAATGATCGTTGACAACTCCAATGAAGTCGGACGTGTGCATTATGGGGTGATCCTGGCAATGGAAGTTCCTGAAGGGTTCACGCCTGTTTGCGCCGAGCCAGAGTTGACGACCATCGGCATGGCATTCGTGGACTCGTTGCCGGTGAATCAGATGGAGAACTGGTCAAAGATCGTGCTGGAGAACGTCGAGCGCATCCTCAACGCGTAGCTGTTCACAAACTTGCGTTATTCTTCGAGGGCAGAAATGCCCTCTTTTCACATCAGGAGTCTAGTGTGAGTAAAATCGAAAAGCCCATGAAGGGCGATGATTTTGTTGAGTCTGAATTGGTGTTCCCCTATCTCGGCAGCTGGAAGCTGGACGGATACCGGGCATTTGTCGAGAACGGCGTACTGCTCACCAGCAGCGGCAAGCCCGTCTCCAACAAATACTGCCAGGGTTTGTTTGGGCTGCACGCCTACAACGGATTGGACGGCGAGTTGGTGGTTGGCGACTTTGCCGACCCGCGCGCATTCCACAATACCAGCGGACCTGTTCGCCGCGCCACGGGTGAGCCGGATGTTCGTTGGTACATCTTTGATGATCGGACGTATCCGCATAATCCGTTCCTGCATCGCTCGCAGGACGCCAAACGAAGGGTGCAGGAAGCTCAGGCAAACCACACCAATCGCATTGAGTTCTTGCCGCAACATCATCTGGCGGATCACGCGGCGCTCGTCGCTTTCGAGGCTGCGACCGTAGCCACCGGATTTGAAGGAGTCATGCTGCGTGATCCGAACGGCCGATACAAATTTGGCCGTTCCACTGTCAAAGAGAACTTGTTGCTGAAGGTGAAACGATTCATCACGGAGGAGGCGCGCATCACCGGCTATGTCGAGCAGATGGAAAACCTCAATGAGTCATTCAAAGATGAGTTGGGACGCAGCAAGAAATCGGCCGACAAAGACATGCAAGCGCGCACCGGAATGGTCGGCGCGTTCATAGTAGAATCGGACAGATGGCCGCGCCCATTCAACATCAGCGCAACATCACTGACACATCTGGAGCGACGCGAGGCATTTGATGCCTTTGTGGATTTGTACCAGGGGAAATTGGCCCGCTTCAAGTATTTCCCGCACGGCGTAGTCGATGTGCCGCGCCATGGCGTTTTTGAGGGAATTCGAGGCGAAGAAGACCTGTGATATTGGCCGATAGTCGCGATACGTAGTCCATCGGCCGCTTCGAGCGGCCTTTATATTGTGTTCGAAAAGGAGGTTTTAACCCATGAAACGCGATGTTTTACTAGCAGTCTTCGCGCTATGTATCGTACTGGGCGGCTGCGCTTCTCAAAAGACGCGGCTGGACACAAAACCGTTCCTTTACACATCGACATGCTCAAGCACTTTAAAGTGATCAAGAAAGAAAAGCGCCCGCAGATTGATCCGGACCTGGCAGGCGCTTTGGCAACCTTTCTCGTCAAGCTGATTGGCGTTACGGTCAAGGATAAGCTGCTTAGGGCTTCTCTGGCGGCTCTTGTGACGGCGCTGACGGCGTACTTTGTGCCGCAGGCTTCTTTACCGTCGTGGGACTCGTCTTCACCGGAGCCGGTGCAGCCTGCAAGAGAGGAAGGACATCACCGTACAACGTGCGACGCCGTTCACCTTGATTGGCCGGACATGGCGGTTGGCCGTTGACCCGTTTCACCGTCATGTCAAAGTTGCCTTGGTCGGCAAAGTCGAAAGCGCCGCAGATCGAGAAGAACCACGCAGCGCTCATTGATCCAAGATCAGGATGCTGCAGCGCTGCCGGGTTCGAGTCAGTCGGAAGTCCCATTGCCATGAAGAACTTCAAAATCTGTTCTTTCCCGCTCAGCTGAATCGGCCCTTGCCCACGGAAGTTCCATCCGTCGCGCGTCTCCTCGACACCATTTCCGAGGCGATTCGCATACACATTCGAAGCGACAAGGACTGGATTGCCAGCAATCCGAACTGCCGTGTCGTTCGGCACCTTGTTGTCCACTTGCGGGCTGACGGCGTAACGATACGGCCACACTTCGGCCAATCGCTTGGCTGAGTAGTTCATGTTCTCCACAAGAACCGTTAGCCCGTTCGATTCCACGCCGACGTTGGCAAGGAATGCCGCGAGACGCTTGGCATTGTTGCTGACGCCAAATTTGTCGCACGCCGCTTGCATCGGAGCAAGCCAAGTGCCTGCGACCGATGACGTGCACCCGGTTCCCTTCATCAAGATTTCTGTGGTCAGTTTCACTTCAACTCCTCTATGATCCAGTGTATTGAACGAATGTCAAAGCAAAAAATGGAGGCGTCACATTGAATGCCTGTCCGTTTCCATATGGTGCAGCGGATGCTGTTATACCGGTAGAAGAAGCGTTCACGCCGACATTCGCATTCGCGGCAGAGATTGTAATCCCTGTTCCATTTCCATATATGCCAATTCCAGTTGCGGCGACATCAGATGTAAATCTGCTGTCCGTGGCATATATGGCATCGCTATATCCTTGATACTGGCCGCCGCCAACCCAAATATTATGATCGGCTCTGGGATAAGCAGCGACATGGTAGTGGCCTGGGTCATAGATGCCATGTGCATGGCCGGGGTCGATCAAGCCGTGAGAATGAGGCGACTGTGATACTGCGTGCGCGTGAGAAGGATCGTTGATCGTTATCGTGTGCGTGTGAGACGGTATGTTGCTTGCACTCAGAGTTACGCTGCTTGAACCACCAGTTGATCCAGGGGATTGACTTCCCCCTGCCCCAAGGATGAAATAGTTCCGGAGGTCAACCGTTCCGTTTTGACCATTGCAAAAGTGCCAACCTGGCCCCCATGCAGCTTGGACGGCTGCTTCCGAAGCCGTTCCGGTCCACATGCGAATTTCGCCAAGCGTATACTGATGGGAGTTTGCCCAAATTTTCCACGCAGTCCAGTTTCCATTAGTCGCGCCGCGCATGAACCCAAGCCCATTGCGGTCACGAAAGAACTGGCTAATGTATACATTCGGAGCATTGTTGAAGACTAGCACTTCAAGCGATCCTGCCCCAGCTTGATTTCCACCATTGACTGGCGAGTTTGGCGATGCTGAAACGACTGCATCCGAAGTCAGATTGTACGTGCCAGAATTGATAAACGTATTGAAATCTGTTGCAGTTGTGATGTTCATCGATCCCGGGCCAGCCGGGCCACCGCTTGGCATCGGGATGTTCTGGATCATTTCCCCAGTGCCTTCGATGTACTCCCACGTCGTGGAGTTGCCAGGCGTTGACACGTTGCCTGCAGCCAGTGAGCGGTACGGTTGGGGGTTTCCGCTTGCGTCGGCAACGGTCACTTCAGCATACTTGGCATATCCACCGGGCATGCCGCTGTACCAAGGCGGACGGTTACTTGTCTGCCACGTCTGCATCCCGGTAGTCAGGATGTTGAACAGATAATTCTGGATTCCGCGCTCAACGGCCTTTGCTTGCGGATCGCCGCTGGCCAGATTGATTTCATAGTCTGGCGTGTAGCCGGTCGAAAAGTTTACAAACCCATTCGGATCGGTGATTGGCAGAACCGTTTGATCACCAGATGCTGCAAATGGAGTTGCGATTAGCGGAGGGGTTGCCATTTATTAGGACTCCTGAACGACTGTGTATTTGACACCAGCGCATTGCGGCATAATGCCGTATGATTGATTATTCAAAATGTTTACGAACTGGGCTGACAGCTTCATGTTCGCTCCAATTCGATACTCCATATAGAAAGCGTTTGTGATCGGTTTGACAGCACCAGGAGGCTCGGTCAGCGTAAATGTCGTTGCCGATCCGTTACCGACGCCGAACTGATTTGGTGATGTCCAGCTGGACCAATTCCAGGTGCCTTGCCAAGTCAAGACCGCGCCGTTGACCGGCGCAACTGACATGGCGACCGCTCCGGAGGATGTGTTCAGAGAGTAGTCTGTCAATGGCGAAGATGCCGACGCCCCTGTCGTTGAAATGTAGCTTGTCGACGCCGATCCTTGCTCAATCTGAGGATATGCAACTGTAACGGTTCCAGTCCCACTTGTTATATCGCTCAAAAATCCAGGATTGAACGTGCTGTTGCTCTGCGAATTGAATGTGAATTGAACTCTGTACCATCCGCTCACTCCAGATGGCGTTACCTTGGCACTCTGTGCGATGATGCCTGGCCCTCCTGAGCCGTCGATCGTAGGGGTGCCGCTGAACCATGTTATGTTGACCCAACCGAGCATGGTCGATCCGGTGCTGTCGTACACAAACAACTTGGACTCAGGCGAACTCCCGCCCTTGAGAAATGCGGAGAAAGTATAGACGGTGTTAATTGCCATGCCACTCATGGCCGTAGATAAGTTGGCCGTTGCGGGCGAACCGCTGGCCACAGGTGTGATGGTTGCCTCTCCATTGGCGGTGCCATCCGGTCCTGTGCTATTGGTCAGCGTCGCGTTGCTGGTTGCCCATCCGTTTGATGTCGCAATCTCGTTTGAATACGGCATCAAGTTGGTTCTTGGCGTCGCAAACAAGAGGATGTTGCCTTGCCAATCCGATCTCCAGATGGATGCGCCTGTCACCGGTTGGACCGCGCCAGTTGCATCGTGCAAATAGAAATACTTCTTCCCAGGAAAGTCCCAAGGACTGCCATGGTTGAATATGTACTGAAGCATCTGGTTAATCCATTGCTGGCGACCGTTGGAGACCAGGGCAACGTACCTCAGCTGGCATGCATATCTGACTTCATTCAATAGGGCGACAGATTCGCTTCCGCCGCCATAGAAGTTGAAGCCAACCGTGTTGAAGTTGGCGGAGTCAGAGAGGATGAGACTGAATGCCGTGGTAGTTCCGTCTCCTGTACCAAACTTGCGCGGCTCGTTGACGACGAGTTGCTGACCGGTCTGGCCTGTCACAGTTCCGGTCCATGTCAAAACAGAACCGGCAGTCGGAGCGACGTTGAATGTCACTTGATCAGTTGAACTGTTGAGTGAATAATTAGCTGACGGCACGAGAGTGCCACCGGCATATATCTGCGGCCCGCTGACAAATGTGATCGGCTCTTGGTGCCCGCCGCCATCCAGGTAGTTGCCGCGCTGCTTTCCGAACGCAAATGCGTTTGTGATTGGCGCGAAATCGAATATGTCCAGAGGCAATCCGAGGATGATGCACCATACGACCAGACCAAAGGCGTTGGCCGTTCGAATATCGAAGACGTTCTGCTGCCAATTCGTCCAAAATTGGTCGTTGTATCTGTGATACCAATCCGACTTCTTTTGGATGATCGTCTGCAGATTCGGAGCCTTATTGTGCAGCCATTTCAGGGCGCGCGTAAGGTCCGTGTTGTACGGTGTCATCGTCATAGCAGCGTCACATTGATATTGCCGATTGCAAGCTGGGCCTGTTCGAACTGCGTTATGATGAACTCATACACATACGCGCCCGAAGCAGGCGCAGGAGAACCGGCAGTCACGCAAGCCACTTGGCACGTCTTTACATAAAGACCAGGATATTGCCGAATCACAGAGCCGCTGACCTCAAATGCGCTGACGTTCGACCCTACCTTGAACCCAGGCTCACCTTGCTCTTGCCCGGTCGCGTAAGAAATGATCGCGTTTTGGATTGCCGTCGCGCCTGGAGACTGTGCTGCGGTTTGCTGTACTGTGATGTTGATGTAAGTGTCGTACATGATCGGCGTCGTGTACAGCACTTGATACGGAAGATTGGTGTTTGGGTCTTGTACGGTTACGCCATTTGGCGAATTGACCGGGTTGCCCATCCCGGCCGCGCCGAAATCCCAAGGGCAACCACTGTTGTGCGCAGCATATAGCGCGGCTGCAACGGCGGACTGCGAAGGCGTTCCTGCCACGCACACCCAGATCGCATTTGGCTTCGTGAACTGAACGCCGTTGACCGTCGTGACGGTTCCGGTGTTGTTCTCCACCACCTGGCAGCTGGTGACGTTTGGGACGTTCAACAGGTTGGCGTAAATCGCTGCTGTGCTGGCCGTTCCCTGGACTGCCAGTTGCTGACTGCGCTTGTTCTTCAGTTGCGGGTCTGTGCTTTCGCTCGATCCTGGCGTGATGATCGTTCCACCGACTGCCGCGCACGAACCCCACCCAATCGTGCCATCCAATATCGTCATCGATCCAACAGGGAACGGAATGGAGCCGTATGCCTGCGATTGGAACGTGCCCGTGGTCGTGCCGCCTGACGGTATGGTCACTGACGTGAGAAGCGAGAAGATGTCGCCGTTGGGCGTCTGGATACGAGAGCCTGCAGCGATAACGGTCTGGGCGTCTCCGGTGATTTGAACACCGGTTGCCAAGGTCGATTGGTTCTCTCCGCGTTGGATTCCGAGCAGCGAGCAGATTGCATCCAGAAACGTGCCATAGGCCAAGTTCGGATTCATCATGTTCGCGAGTTCGGCATTGTTCTTCATCACCGAAGTTCGCGCCGTCGTTTCTGCGGCGATCATCGTGCCTTGCGGCGTGGACGCGTCCGTGTCAAGCGTCGCCCCGAATGCGGCTTTCCATTCCCCTTCAACATCCGTCAAAAGGTCCGTCGTATCGATGGATACGGTGCCAGTATTCAGGAGGTATGTATAAGACGCGCTCATTTATGCGATCATCCCACCCGATGTACGGGTTCCAGGGTTAGAACTTATGTGGCCGTGACCATAAACAGCGATGCCGCCAATAGTCGTGCTTTGCGGCAACGTACAGGGCTGATTTCCGCCTGTTCCAAGTGCTGTGAATCCGCCGTTGACGGTTGTGAGTCCTGTAACGGTGAGTTTGCCATTCACAGCAACATCCTGCGAGAAGGTCGCAAGAGGAGTCGTCACCGTTACAGACGTTGGCGCGGTGATATTCACCGTTCCTTGGCCGATGCTGATGCGCGTTGCGCCGTCCGTTGATTGGATCACCATCGCGGCGGAATCAGCCGAGTTGATGGTGTATTGACGAAACACGTCAGGAATGAACCAGCCATCAGAAAACGTGTGCTTGCGAAACGTATTTGGCGGCGCGGCTTTCAGGTTCTGCATGAACTGGCTGATGTCACGATCTGCCGCGAGAATCCAGCCAAGGTCACCTTCCTTGAGCGGAAAGTTGATGTGAAATCCGCCGCCGCCTAGAGAAATCACCGGAATGTTGGCGATTGCCTTACGGATTCGCGTGTTGTCGCTTACATCGACCAACATCACCATTGGTTGGACCGTCGCCATGTTCTTTACGCGGTCAAATTGCATTACTTTCGCCGGAATCAGCTTTCGCGTATCCAAGGCGTGCAGATGCAGAAGTGCCTTCATGCCTGCGGTGAAATCACTCGTTTCACCCGGCATTAAATTGACAATCGGCTTACTCTGCAGATCGGCCATTGTGGCGATAGTTGGTATTCATGGACACCATATTATCGCCGGTGTCGATGTTCTTTTATCTGTTTGACTTCATTGCTGCCTCATTGGCAAGTGCCGCATTGACGCCTTTGGCAACCAGAACATCAAACATCTTGAAGGCATCTTCCAATGAATAATATTCTTCCAATTCTCGCAATGATGCGACGTGCTCTGAGAATAGAGTTGCGATCAGCGGATCAGCATGTTGCGATTCTCTTGGCTCTGATCCTTCTGTGAAGCGCCTTGGCACCTTCACACCTTGCCAGCCGCTGACAAATCCAAAAGAGAATTCGTTGACCGCCTTCAAGAGGGCTTGCAACACCATTCGCGGCGGAATCGTGCCGCTAGAACCCACGACGTGGGCGTTTATTGGCTCGCGAGCGTCCAGTTGAACCCAGTGCCCATCCGAATCTTTCGCCCACGTTTGGCGCAGGATTTCCTCTGGTCGCATGTTGTGGCTGTTCGCCATGATTTCGAGAGCAGGCACAGCCGCGTATTGGACCGTCTTGTATTCTCTGCCAAAAATGATGAAGGTTTTTGTTTTGACGGCCATTTAAGCACTCGGACTAGCATTGACCCTGACGTAGAATGCCACATCACGGCTAGTTAGATCGTACTCCAGGGCCGTTGTCACATAAGTTTTATTCAGACTCGGATTCATCTTGGAATTCAAAGTCGGAGCACCGGCTAACTGAAGTTGCGGGTTGTAAAGCGTCGTGAATTCAACTCCCCATTCAGTCCACATCGGAGTGCCGACGAACTCCGTTATTGTGACCTTCTGCGCTGTGTCAATTACCTTATTGACGTCTCTGACATAGAGAATGTTGTTGTCAATGAATGCCGCAACGTTCGGGCGGTACATGGACTGAATGTCAATCAGCAAATTTGCCACAACTTCCGTTGTTCCGGAAGGGTTGCTGACGACTGTATCGTCATAGCTGGTCTTGCAATCAATCGATGACACCCCCATCTGCGCTCCGGCCCATTCGACATACGCTCTGAATGTCGTTGACGCAGGCGCAATTCCTGTCACCCATTGCAGCTTTTGCAATTGTTGACTATAGCATGTTATGCGTATTCCGATATTTGGAGGCGCGCTTATCGGATCAACAAGAACGATCTGACCTGAGAAAACAATGGTTGTGGTGTCCTGTTGATCGGACAAGTAGCCAGCCTGGACGTACATGTTGACGTAATTCGGCTGGGTGTTGCCTGTCTCGATCTGGCGCTTATTCCAAGCGGTGAATTGCGATAGGAGTGATTCGCGCAGAGACTGCGAAAGCCCGAAAACATCGATTGTGCACGAATTCTGAATTGCGAGCGCGTCCTTTTTGATGTGCACGTGGATGTCAAGTGACGCATCAAGCGTGACATTGCCGCTGGGCATTTCCAGAATTACATTTAAGACGCGTTTGGCGAGCGGCATCAGCCTTTCTCCCCGGTTGCGTAATGGTGCAGCAAATCGTTCATCGATTGCGTCAGTTGTCTGTTGACTTCGGCGGCCACAGCCTTCGGGTCTTGCGCTCCGTTCACATTGATGATAATCGGGCGCTCGCCCTCTGTGCGGTCTCGTCCACCAGCTTGCTGACGTCCAATGACATCGCCGGAATACTGCTTCAGCATTTCCAAGCCGCGCTGCTGCTCACGCAATTCTTGCGCCAACTTTCCGTATGTCTGAGCAGGTAGGCCACCGATGGCCCTTTGACGCTCTAAGTCATAGATGTGATTGGCGATACCGGCTTGTACTTGAGACGATGCAAAGGCCGCATCGCCACGATTCACGCCACCTCGCTGGATTTGTTCGAGAGGAACATGCAAATAATCAGCAATGGATTGCTGTACTTGTCGCAGCTGCATCTTGGCGCGACTCTCTCCCATCGATCCGCTGCCGACGCCCATGACCAGGTCCGGATACGCGCGGGTTTTCGGACCCCAGCCAGAGCGGTCATATCCGCCGTGATACATCATCAGGGCCGTCCTAACATCGCCGCCTGCGGCATTCAAATACTGCTTGAACAGCTTCGCGCCGCCCATAATGTTCTGGCGCGGGTCTGTGGCATCCTTGACGCCGAGTGACGCGTTGTTTGATGGCATAAGCTGCATCAGACCGACAGCGCCTTGCCCACTGACGGCGTTTGGGTTCATCTTCGACTCTACTTGAGCGATGCGCTTCAGAAGGTCAACCGGCACGCCCTCTTTCTTTGCGGCCTGCTCGAAGAATTCGTCAAATTTCGTCGGACCAACCTTTGCGGCAGGCGTGGTCGCGCCACTGGAGCCAGGAAGGCCAGCCGCTTTACCTAGCTCGCCAGCCCACGCAGCCCATGCCTGTTGAATGTTGATGGCCGACGAGAATGATTGAACGGCACCGGCAAACATGTTGACTGCGAGACTCATTTGATTGGCCGTCGCAAGCCCCTGCTTGTTCATTTGGTCTTGCTTGTCCATCGCGGCATCACGGCTTTCTTGTTCCTTCTTTTTGTCATCAGCGATTTCCTGCTGCTTTGTCGCAGGAATGATGTCAGGAAGGTTGACGCGGTGCCCGTTCTCAATCTTGTACCGACCCTGTTTGTATGTCGACTGCGTCGTATCGATCGGCTCTGGGCCTATGTTGACTCTGTGGCCATTAACTATTTTGTATGGACGCGCCGAAGCATCAGAACTGCTCGTGGCCTTGTTGAAGATATCAACTATCTTGGTGAGCCACTGGACGAACTTGTCCATTGCAGGGATGACTTTCTGACCAAGTTTGATCTCAAGCTCGTTGAAGTCTTCCTTCAACTTTCCGAGTTCTTTGTTGAAGTTCCCGAGTGTGTCTTCTGCCTCTTTTCGCTTGCGCACTTCATCATCGGTCAACTCGGTGACTTTTCCGATGGAATCGCCGAGGCGTTGAACGGACAGGAGCCAGTCCTGGTTCATTCCTGTGGCCTTTGCGATGCCTTGAACATCGCCTGCAGACTTCCCTTGGAGCCCACGGGCAAGCATGCGCAACTCGTCGTTGAATCCGGTCGGGGCAGCGCCTCGCGCTCCAACGTCGATTCCAAGCATGCGCATGATTCGAGCCTCTCGCCCGAGTCTTGTCGGGTCCGAATACGCCGCATTGGTCATGTTCGAGAATGTCGTAAGACCCTCCAAGGCCGCGTCCCTGGATACGTACCCGTTGGACGCCCGGACGAACTTGCGCTGGTATTCCTCAATGCGCATGCCGGATACGCCAAGCTGCATTCCGACGCTTCTTTGCGCGTTGTACTGATTGCGCAAGGCCATAACAGATTTGACGCCAATCGCCAGCGCGGCAATGGCGGCACCAGCAATCGCGAACTCTGCGCCCATCGCGCGCACTGCCGTTCCAACCGCATTCATGCCTGGAACAAGCTTGCCAAGCTCACCAGCAGCGTCTGCAGCAAATTTCTTCAGTTCAGATGTGGCTTGTCCGCCTTTCTTTCCCACGCCCTCCATTTTCTCGTGCAACTTCTCAAGTCTTCCGATTGAGTCTTTCAGATCGACTTGATATTGGAGGACGAATTTGTCCAGGTCTTCAGCCATTATTCACCTTTGGTGAGTTGAAAGGCAGGGCCGATGAGTTGCGAGACTTCGGCTATGAATGCCGTTGCCATTTCAGCGCCCGCCTTTGACCAAAACATGGGTTGATCGGCATGTGTCTTCGGATTGATGCCATTCTGCATCAAAACTTCCTCAAAGACCTTTTGGACGTTTTGCCACGAACCAAGATGGTTATCGATCAACGCATCTGTATTCAGCGGCAGGATTCGATCCTGCGACATTTGAACGGATGCATAGGCCAGAACGTCGAGTGTATATTGCCTGCGGAATTCTTTGTCGGAACTCGCCGCGAATTCGATGAACTTTGATTGAATATCCCAACCGTCGAGAGCAGGGAATTGATTGATGATTATTGTTTTTGTTTCGCCGTTCGGCGTTGTGATTTCGACGTTTGAGGTGGGCATTTTGAAGGACAGAGGACGGTCACGAATACCGTATTATGGCCGTCCTCGCGTGTCCTGATTACGTCCCTGCCGGGTACGGCGGCTTTGCAGGGAGCGTTCCCGGCGTGCCTGTCTTTTCACTGACGATTGCGCGGAGCGCGACGCGGTATTGCATGAATGCCACCACGTCCGTCGCAGTCAGCGTAGTCTTGCCAAGCGACACGGCCTCTGTGATTCGCTCCATTGTGTTGCTCGTCGCTTCGAGCGCTGTCTTTGCTTCCGATTGGAAATCGGCCCAAGTCGGGGCGGGTGACTGGTATGGAGTCGCCACGTTGCCTTCTGCCATCCACGCCATATAATCTGCATAGTCTCGGTTTGCCGGATCATGCGGAATGAATGCGCCATCCGAATCACGGACAATGCCGCCTGTTTGGGTGAGAGAATAAGTCATTGTTCCTCCTGTTAAATCAAAGTCTGGCATCAGCGGTGTATCCGCCTTGGAAATAAATGCCGTTTGCCGTGCTGCTTGCCGTCGCCCCAATTTGGCAGTGGTCAAATCCTTGTCCAACTACACTAGGCGAACCAAATCCGGATGATCCTTGAAGTGTGAATGTTACGGTTGCATTGGCACGTTTTACTACCTTGTACATGCCAATGGCATTGTAATTGGACCCTGACGAGCCATTGCCTTGCCACAAGACTGAGTCCGGAGTGCTCACCTCGTAATATCGCTGAGCGCGCGCCAACTCGGCCTGGGCGCCACGATATTCAAAGGCTGTTGGCCTGCCAGTCGCTGGTGCCTGCGACGAACATTGCTCAAGCTGCCATTGGGTCGTGTTGAGCACAAACGTTGCTCCTGACGGCAGGAACAAACCGATTTGAATGACGCTGGTTGCGGTCGTCGTTCCAACCGTTTTTCCGCTGATTGATGGCCAGTCAATTCTGACGCTGAATTTCTGCGGCGTCGTTGTGACAGTCCAATTCACTGCAGTGTTTATTGCATTCGCAGATGAAGGTGACCCGCCAGTGCCGAAGTACTGCTGTGCACAGATGTTGCTTATCTGAACCGTTCCGGATGCACACCATAACCACATTGAAAGCGTTGATGACTCTCCTTCTAGCGTCCAAACATTTTCGATGTTCTGGTATATAACAGCTGCAGAATTCGATCCGCCAAGGATACCAGGCGAACCTGTGTGCGCTGTAGTCTGCTGGTACTGGAGATAGTACTGTGCAGCCTTGTTCATGCTCGTTTGTGCGGAGCCAGGGGTGAATGACTGTTGCGATACGGTCGCTGCGCCGCCTGCGCCTGCATACGACTTAAACAGCGCCGATGCGATGTAGCCGTAGGTCGAATTGCTGACTGCGCCGCTCGATGCCGTCCACTGATCAAAATTGCCGTCGACAACATGGTTTCGATTTGACATCTGAAGAAAGTCAAACCAGTCAACCAGCGTTGAGAGTCTATCAAGAAGGCTCATTTGCTATAGCTCCGCAGAGGCGGTGAATGAGTTTGTCCAGGTTGCATTAGCGTTCACATTGGAAATATATTGTGCCGTGTAGAAATCCGTCGTTATCGATTGCGTCGTGATAGTTGACAAGCCAGACATGTTAGTGTGCGAAGTGCTCACTGTAGGAACTGCCCTCATGCTGGCCTTGAAGTCGTATCTTTGATCGTATGCGTATGTGCTCCCAGGTGACGGGAATCCATAGCTGGCAGATGGGGAGACGTAATAGTATCGCTGACACAGAAGCAACTCCTCGCCTAACGGGCGCGGCTCCATCGTCGTTGCCTTTGTGCCCAATTCGAATTTTGCATTGGCAATCGACCATGTACCTGAGGTTTGCGCACCAACGGAGAGTACAATTTCAATGCCAGTCGTAGCTGCCGCCGGAACCGCGATCTGCGTCTGATAGCGCGTCATCGCGTTGGTGACGTTAAAAGTTCCCGTTGCAATTTGGGTCTTGGTTGGTGATGCAAGCGTTCCAAATGCATCTGCTGTGGTAGCGTAGTATGCTGCCCAAGTGACGGACGTGAGCAATGAATTAGCAAGAGTCACCGAGAATGTGGCGGTTTGGCCAGCGAGGTCGGCAGAGTTTGTTGCCTCGATGCGCTGTCCAAACTGGATGCCTGTAACGCTGGCTGCGCCAGTAAACTGGTACTGTTTGACGGCTCCGATGCCGGCAGATGCCGAAACCTGCTGGCCCGTGACGTTTGCTCCTGTGCAGGCACCCCACCACCGATCAACTGTGTAGGCGAGTGCGGCGGCGGCGGTTATCGTCTGCGCCCCACCACCGTTCCGCTGATCGACGCGCAGCCCACCATTAATGATCCTATTGCGACCTGGAACCTGATTGACAAGTTGCGCGAGACTTTGAGCGTTGGACATCGGTTATAGCTCCGCGTTGGCAGACCAACCATAGAAGAATGCGCCGCCTCCTCCGGTAGAATTGGCGCTGTTGCTGAGCACGAATCCATCTTGGGCCGGTCCTGCTGTGTAATTGGCGGTGGCCAAGTTGAAATTAGATTGAGCGTTTTGCGAGAGTGTGATAGAGGGCGCGGCGCGCATCCTCACCGGGAATTTCACGGTGCCATAATAAGTGACTCCACTAGTCACGGACCCTGAGAATATGCAGTTGCCAGTCAAATCAGTCGTGTTGGTTGAATTCTGCTGATAGTACCTTTGGCAAAGAACAAGCTCTTGCGCATACGACAATGGCTCCATCGGCGTGGGAGCGCCACCAGCTTCTAATTTCAAATTTGTGACGGCGATGAAGTTGTTGGTTGCTGCGCCCCAGTTAGTCGCGGTAGCCGCTGCAAACAGATAGTTGCCAGCTATCCATGAATTGAGTGTTCCCGCCATATACGTTCCGTTGTTCAAGCCTCCGATGCGAAGCTGCAAGCCACCAGCATTGCTGTTCGGCACATTCAAATTCGTAGGCAACGCAGGCACAACTATAGTAACTATCTTCGGGGTATTAGCGGTCGCTGAAAAGGTCGTCGTGTAGGACTGGGTGCCGGTGTAATCATTGAGCGATACGGCGAATGTGCCGCTAACATTCGTGTTGAACAGGAATGTTATGGCAACCTTCTGCCCCACAAGGTCGCAGCAGTTGTACCCCTCAATGGCCTGGCAGATTCCGCCCCAGAAATTGCCTCCGGAAGTGCTTGCGATCGCCGTATTAACAGTCTGCACAACCGCCGAATACGACACACCGTTATACGTGATTGTTCCTTGCGACTGAGTGAATTGACCGCCTGCACTGCCCCCATTTTGAGCAACGTATCGGTCTGGGCCGCCATAACCAGTCACACCGCTCGCCGCCGCCAGAGAACCGCGTTGCGATACTCGGCAAGCGCCATTGATGATTCTATTGCGACCTGGGGTAGCCGTTCCCTGGCTCGATCCGTCCGCGAAAACAAGGGCGCCACCGAGCACAGGGTTGCTTTGTGCCACGCTGTTTGCGAATGTCATCGGAGTCAACAACTCAACTTCGTAATCATCCGTGCCGTTAGCAGTGAATCCGACGAAATTGATGTTGGCGCCGTCCGTGGCGGTGTAATCCTGTCCGATGATCAGGCGCGAGCCATTCTGGTAAAGCCGTACAAAGCCAACCGTGTAAACGATACCGATGCTGGATGCGCCGGACGCTGGCTTGAAATAATTGCTTGACGGCGTATATGACGTCGAAGGCGTGATAACAACATTCGTCAGGACTTCAAACTGGTCATTTTTGCCGATTGCAACAGTCAGATTGATCGTCTTATTGTCGCCAGCAAACGTCCAATCAACGCCGTTGACCAAGCGAAGATTGTTCTTGTATACAGCAACGAACGGCGATGTATATCCGCTCGTGGTGATTGACGTTGCGCCGAGCGTGACGTTGCCAGCAGACACTGAATACAGCGTGCTCGTCGGCATCGTGGTGCCGTTGGCCGTCGTTTGAGTCGTGCCGTCCGCAAATTGTATGGCTGTCGCGCGAACCGTCTTAGTGGCCGCATACCAGCCTATAGCCCAGTTGGACACTCCATCCGACGCGGCGAAATAGACGTCACCGGCCATGATTGTGGTCGGCAACTCCATCGTATCAGAGCCTTGATGCGCCAGATTGTTCGTTCCGGTGGACTTGTTCCCGATCACGACGCCTTTGCCGGCAGGGTACGTCGAAGCCAGCGGCAGCGTGGTGGTGATGCCTGGTGCCGTTTGCTGAACGAACGCGCCAATGTGCGTGAGGGAGAGCGTCAACCCTGTGCTGTCTGGAAACTCGCCTGAAAATCCGATGCCGCTCGCCGCGCTCGTCGCATAGCAGCCCGTCGTGTCTGTGAACAAAGTACCGCTCGTTCCCTGTACGACGCTGACGGATGGCGTTTGACCGGATGCTTTGACGGTCAGGGAGAAAGTCCCTGTTGTTCCGTTCTGTACAGTGAAACTTTTGGCTTTTGCCGGGAACACCAGTGTCGCATTCGAAGCGAGAATGCCTGTGACTTTGAAGATGTTGTTGGATGCTGCTTCAGCGGCCGTGATCGTTGTGGTTCCGCCCGTCGTGCTGATTGGAAACTCTCCGTCAATCGCGCCTGCCGTGGACTGCGTGGAGCCGTCTGCATACGTGATCGCGCCACCAGCCAACAGAGTGAAATTCGCGGCTTCCAACAGCCCTGATACCGTCGTCGCGCCCGTAACGCTCAAGGCCCCGCCGACATTCGCTGCTCCGCCGACGTTGAGCGTTTTAGCGACGCCCGCGCCGCCCGCTACAACGAGCGCGCCGTTGTTCGCGTTGGTCGAATCGGTCGTACTTTGCACACTCGCTTGCTGGGCCGATACAGAGCCGCCCACAACAACCGATCCGCCAATGTTCGCGTTGGCGGCAACGCCCAGGCCACCGGCCACGACGAGTGCGCCTGTGTTGATGGACACTGATTGTGTCGTGCCATTGGCATAGACGCTCCCACCGACAGTCGTGTTGCCTCCCACCTGGAGGCTTTCGCCGATGCCTGCGCCGCCAGCAACGACGAGCGCGCCTGTGGATGGAGACGTGGAATCTGTCGTGCCGGTTATGTCAATGTTTGTGACGCCAGTGATCTGGCCTCCAGTGATCTGGGCGTTATTGGCATCGACTTTGCTGTTGAACGACGCATTCAACTCTTGCGCCGTCAAAACCTGACCGGAAGTATAGGATGAGCCACTCATGCTAGTCGAGAAGAATCCAAAATGAAGGGTCCACCTGCCTGATCAATCAGCGCGCCACTCACAGAGATAGTCGGCACAAACGCCGCGCTCGAAACCGCTTTGACAAGCGACGCAAGCGGCACGACCGTTGGCGGATTCTGTATTGATACGCCGTACACAGAAGCGTCTGCTGACTGCTCTGGTGCATATCCGGAGTTCGCCGGTGGCTGCGTTTGCTCGAAAATCAAGGTGATCTTTGACGCTGAAATCATCTCAGCGCTTTGCTCGATTTCCACATCGGTTAATACCAAATATGATGTGATAATCGATTTCGTCGTAATCGATATTGTAGCGGTGTCGTCAAGAAACGTCGATATGACGTTTTCAACTGTCGAGATATTAGAGCATAGTGCTGTAACCTTCAAACGGCTCGGCAGAATGATTCGAATGCTCTGAATATCCTGCTCTTGAATTTGTTGGACAGTTTGATTGTCAACGATGACCTGATTCGAAATCGGCTTCTCTGTGTTGTCGCTGGAGTTGTCAATCTCAACGGCGACGATGGACAGATCAGTCCAAAGCGATGATCCGCTTTTCTCGTTGACAGCCTTGAACTGCGGCTTTTGCAGCAGCGTCGAAAGGATGGAGTTGGCCATTACAACCCCAGGTTAGATTTGACCTGAGCCGCGAGGCCCAGAACGGTCGTTTGGACGTTCGTTATCAGGCCCTGGACGCCCTGGACGGCTTGCGATATGTCCTGCAGCCCCTTGTCGATTAGCGATGAGTCAGAAGGCTGCTGCACCGAAGGAACCTTCGAGTTGCCTTGTATCAATAGCGATGTGAATGACATCCGTATTGGCGTTGCGCTTATGACGTCTGACGTCTGCCGGATGGCATCGACTTCGGACATCATATTTTCGATGATCAGACCTTTGGATTTGATCGTGTATACGGTGGTTCGATCAAGCATCACTGCGTTGACCAATGCCAGGTCATCAATCGTCTCACAGATGACGTCGATCTCAACGACAGACGGAAGAATGATGCGAGCATCAACAATGCTCGTGCCGTCCTCACGTTTATGACGCATAACGCGAGAGCAGTATTTGAACATCACCCTGGATACTTTCAGGTTTGTCGCTATGTCCAAGCCTGTCGCATTGCTCTTTATCGACAGGGATGCCTTAGAAAGCAGACTGGATAGGATGCTGTTTGGCATCGCATCACGCCAAGCTAAGCGCCGTTTGAACAACCCCAGCGGCCAACTCTGTGAAACTTTGAGCGCCCGCGAACGTCCCGAAGACGAAGTGGTACGCGTTGCCTTTCTTGCGCCCCTGCGACGTGATGGAATCGGCGATTGCGCCGCTGATTATTGATCCGTTCGACAGAATCACCCTGCCGCCATCCGGATAGTTGACCACCATCGATGTGACATCAGGAAGCGGAAGGAGGGATGGCGAGGATTTGCGCATCTGCAGCAAAATCTTCAGATTAATGTCGTCATCTGTATTGGGAGCGACGCCAACACTGAGCAAAATCGGCGATGTTTTGTCGTAGATGAAGATGCTGCCATCATACAACTTCTCGAATCCGCTGACTTCTACCTGCTCAATACTCAACGGGTCTTCGTCGTCAGCGAATTTGGACAGAGAGAACCCCATCGGAAACGATGTGGTGGCGATGATGGTTATGCCTGTCCCGAACGCGCTGACATCAATCACAGATCACCTTACTCGGCAGCTTGGTCTTCGTCGAGCGACGCCAGTGCCGGACCGGTAGCGTGCTGGACCACCGGGCCAGGGGCCGGACCCGTCGACATCGGGTGAACAATCAGCCCTTCTACGACAGGTGCAGTCTCGTCGGCTTGGACAACAGCCGCGCTTGTGGACGGCTGGATGTTGAATTCAACAACGCCGTGAGCTACTTGTTTGTGGTTTGTGACATTGCTCATGGCGTTACTCCTCCGGTGCCAGTCGTGATTGATCCGTAGATGGTGTGCACATCAGCCTCATATCCGAATTGATCGCCTTGCGGCGTGATCGTCAGCGAATTAATCGAGAGTACGTCAGGGCACTCCAAAAGGTTTTGTGAGATCGATTGTCGCGCAGCATCGTAATCCGGCTGCGGCGTGAAAATCGTCCCAAAGTAGTCAACGCCATCATTTACGTTGTACTGGTCTTCTCCGAGTCGCATCAGCGACTTCTGCTTGAGGTTTTGCGCGCACGCGGCAGACCCTGTGATGATGACAAGATTGCGACCATCCGGCAAGTACAGATCGTTGTTGTCATCACACTGAATCGTTTGCGTCGCCATTAGATGACCCCACTGCTCAAGGCGTTCAGGAACGTCGATATTTCGCTTTGTTCCAGATAGTACAATTGGCAAGTTGCGCCAAATTTCGTCCAGTCTGCATCCGAGTCAAAGATGAAGTTTCCGAGATTCGGAGCGTACATGTACGGATACTGCAAAAGAGCAACACCACCAAAACAACGAACTCCGCTGACCACAGGGACTTCGTTCTTCGATATGTCGGCGCACATGTGATTGATGGCCTGATACGCCTTGACCGTCCACAGTACGCCGTCTGCGTTGAACGAAATCTGCTGATTTGGCACCTGGGCCAGCGGAATAGCCAGCATGCTTTAGTTCGTCGGATTCTGCCGCACGACTTGACCGAAGCGGAATGCGAAACGCTTCGTTTTTGCACGCCCACTGCTTGCGCCGGACTGAACGACAGGACCAGTGACCATCTTGCCGTCGCTTGCCGTGACCTTCATCCCGTTCGGATACGTCCAGACGATGGTGATGGCGTCGCGAGCCGAGGATTTGCCCTTGGCCACGCGGTTGGCATCCGCGAGCGCTGTCAGGTTCAAGTCGTCCTGCGATTGCGGGATGACGTTGACAACAATTTCGATCAGCTGAGGACGCGACCAGGTGATGGTATCGCCATTCGGTCCCATCGACATATCTGCGATTTCCAGATCAGGCGAATCGAGCGGGTCTGCATCGTCCGCGAATTCCGAAATCGACATGCCGTTAGGGAATGTGCTGCTTGCCGTCAAGTTCCCTGTCAGGCCAAAGACGGAAATATCTTGTGCCATTTGCTACTCCAATGAATGTTCTGATTGTACGCGAGCGGCTGGTGTTCTAATTTCTCACACCAGCCGCAACACCGGTTTAGATCATCACGTCCGAACCATTCACCGCGCGGATCGCATCCGACTTCGAGTACACGAAGAGGTAGTTGGCCACCCACTCCGTCAGCCCGCTGTTCGGATTCGTCTGCGATGTGAACGTGATGTTCAACCAGTATCCAAGCGTCTGAACCTGGCGCCACGCGTTCGGATCGTTCGTGATGCTGGTGATGTACTGCTGTTGAACGGCCGTCAGGGTCTTGCCCGGTGCGATCACGCCATTGGTCTTTGCCAGATTGATCGTCGGCTGCATGACGCCGAGGAGCATACCGGCCCCAACAGGATCAGCCGGGACTTCGGGCACATTCAGGAACAGCGACAGGAAGTTTGCGCTGAACGAGGACTTGATCCACATTTCGTTCGCGAACGTGTTCATGTCCACAGCGGCCTGCGATCCTCCGCACAGAACGCCTCGCTGATAGAATGCAAGTTGCTGACCTGCAGACTGCGTGACACCGATGTAGTTGCCACGGCTTGCGTCAACCGTGTTGGCCGTAGTGTCGTCGCTCACCGTCACGTTACGCGAAGCGAACTGGTAGAACATATAGTTCTGCGACGCAGCAGGGTTGTTGTAGTTCGTCGCAGCGAGGATTTCGCAGGGCGACTGCTCAACGTAGTCGTTTGCCTGCGTTGTCGAAAGAATGTTGATTGCGACGCCGCTGTAACCCTTGATGAGCGCGTACAGAGTTTGCAGGTTGGCCAACGGCGTCGCCAGCGAATACATGTACTGGTTGTTCTGCGCGTCGGTCCACTGCGCAATCAGTGCAATTTGCGCATTGGTGAGCGGGGAGGATGGCGTGCAATACACGAACGAGCCGAAGTTGTTGCTGATTGCAGCCGATTTGGACACAGCCACATCAGGAGTATCCGCTGCTTGACCCGCGACCAGCACCGTGCCGGAAGTCGTCCAGCCGAGCAACGGGCCAAGGTCCGTCGCAAGGCCAGAAGGCGTGCACGACAGCGATCCGGAACCAGGCGTGGAGCCAGTGAGCACAAACTGATTCGTGTTCGTGTTGTACGTCACCGTGCACGTCGTCAACTGCGCATTGCCGGTCGTGTTTGACGTGGGAACGGATGCGCCGCTGACGAGACCAGTCGTGGGCTCTGTCCAGTTGGTGCCGATGGCAATTGGCGTCGTGTTCTGCTTCGTTTCCGTGCCGGTCGCAGTGGACACGTACACGTTGTATCCGGTGGCGCCAGTCAATGCAGCGGGCGATGTCACCGTCAACAGGTTGTTTGCCGCCACAACCTGCGTCTGCTCATTCGACGGAAGCGTTTCACCAATCGAGTTGGTGTATGTGACCTTGACGTAATACGTCGCACCAGCAAGCGTTCCGCCAGCAGTCGATCCGGTCGTTGGCGCGCCGGGAGCGCCGATGACCGTGCCCGCGGCTTGGAGGGCAGTCTGCAGCAGCGATGCAACTTGCGTCAACGTCGTTGCCGTCGAGAGGTTGACGCCTGTGATGTTGGATGGCGTCGCACCGCTGTTGATCGTCAATGTTCCAGCTGTGATGGCGACAAGCGACGATAGCACTTTAGCGATTGTGTCGCCAACGATCATCGGCGCAATCGCTGCCGAAACCCAGCGCGCGAACGAAATGCGCTGCGGCGATGTGACTTGCTTGCTGATGAAGGCAAAGTATGCCAAGGCACGATAGTATTCCTCAGACTGCATGCCAAAGTATGCACCAACCGAGGAGGCGTTGACGAACTCGGCAACGAGTCCAGGCGGCAGAAGGTTGTTCTGCGTCATCAAGCGAAGGATCAACTGACGCTGGGCCACCGCCGCGCCAGCACCCACGCCGGATACGATGTTGATATAACGGGACTGGCTAATCACGTCCGTTTCTCCATTAGGTTAACTTTTCTTCACCGTTGTTACTTGACTCGTGACACCTTGCCACATCTGCGAGGAGTCAATAAGGGGCTTATCGAATCCCTTATTCTTCACCGTCGATTCTGCATTTGGCGTCCAACCGCCGTTTTTGATGCTATCGACAATACAGCCTTCCAGCGCCAACCCAATTTGACCAGCAGCTTGCTGAGACGTTATTTCGCCATCAATAAGTTGACGCGCAATTTTCTTCTGAATCGATCTGCGCTTTGATCCGAATTTGGAATGAGCCAGACGCATGAAAGGACGCGCTGGAATCGTGATCGTCTTATCGCCGCGCTTGATTGACGCCCCGAACTCTTGGATGCGAGCAATCTTTGCGATTGGCTGACCGACCATCTTCTCAGGCACGTCCTTTGCCGCTTTATATCGATTTGTTTCAAACCAACCAGCCTCGATTACATAGCCATCCTTCAGCGCTTTGAGCGCTTCCAGGTGCTTCTCAACGAGGTTTTTCTTTTTGGCCATCAGCCAGCAGTCTCGCCAGGATTATCAATCACTGGAAACACACCTTGTCCTTGAATTCCTGTAACCGTTGCTCCGACCACTTTGTTGGATGCACCAACGCTTGCCGTGATCGTGCGTTTGTGCTGCAGTATTACATCAAAATTCGGGTTGGCCTCATAGACTTCTCGGTCATCCTTGAAGTACGGATTTCTTATGTCCGTTATTCGAAGGATTCCGACGCCTGCTGCCTTCAGCTGAGCCAAACACGCCCTGCTGTTTATGTACTGCTTCATGTAGTTTACTACATCGGACGCTGTAGGAAGACTCAGGTTGGTAACGTCCTGAATGACCAGTGCGGACACTTGAAAATGTGTCTCAGTCCATTGATCTTCCTGTTGCGTGAACGTGTTTGAAGCCTGGTTGTACGTCGGATAGCTCACCATAGGAAAGCCATACTCAACATCAAATAGCTTCTCAAAGAATATGGTTGGGGCAGTCGGTATACCTTCTTGCGTAGGTTGATCCTTCTGCACGACTGCATAATTCCACCCTGCGCTCGCGCTCGCGGCCTCAAGCTGCGTTGCGATTACACCAATAAGTGCATTGTCATTCATCACGCAGGTCCAGTTGCGTTCTGCTTGTATCTCACGGCTAGGGCGCTGGCCCAACCATCTTGCACAAACCAGCTATTCTCATTTTGCATCTGATACAAATCACCAGACCAGATGAAACGATCGCCGCTCGTGTCACGCTGCAAATCGATTAGGTTTGCAGCCGCGAATATGTTCACATACACCTTGTTGAAGTCCAACCCCAAGTCGGCATAGCTTGAGCGCGGAACCATCTGAATGCTCGCGCGCAACGGTACTGCAGCAGCAAACGCTGGTATCCATTGACGAGCGGCATTGAGCGTGCGTCCGGTGGCGGCATAATACTGCACCGTCTGCATTTTGATCAGACGTGACGCGCGCTTCAGAATGTTCGATCCTGGCGTGGTCATTTAGAACACTCCGCCAAACTTCCGGAATCCCGCGCCCTCTGGAAGACCACCGACATAGAATCCGCCAACGGCTTTGACCTTCAGCAAGGCAAGAAGCTGCTGGCCATACGCCGTCTGATTCAGCCAATAATCCCACGCATCCTTGACAGGAGGAGGAAGATTTGAAACGCTGATGGCGCCAATCGTCGATGACGTTTCGATTGTGGCTTGTTGGCCAGGGTCGCCGCCGCCTGCGACGTTCCCGGCATCGGCCGTGAACAACGTCGTCAGGTGCGCGCACATCAGATCAAGTGCCAGCTGCAACGATGCGCCGTTCAGGTTGTTGCACGGGTTGTCGTCTGTGCTGATGTAATCAGACGCGACCGTCCAGTACATGGACAGGGTGGCAGTCGGATACTTCGTTGTGTCTGCAAAGACCGTGAAAAGCTGCCTGAAATTCGCATCGTTGTAGGCTGGCATCGATTACCACTCCTGGTTCGATTCTTTTGTCGGCGTCTTTACCTTGATGCGCTGCGCCACCGTATCTTTCGTCAGCTGCGCGGCCTTGTCGTCCTTGTTGATTTCGCCGTCCTCCACCATGCGCTTGACACGCTTGTGATCAGGCTCCTTGTCAAGGACAACCAGAAACCCGCCGGTCAAATGCTTCTGGAACAGCCAGTGTTCCTTGACCTTGTCGTACTGCTCTTGGGTCAGTCTCGTGACGACGCCGCGAGGAGTCCAGAGGACATTACCATTCAAGTCCTCGCTGGTATCCCCAAAGCCACCCTTTTGGTTCGGTCGATTGGCGCCGCCGCGAATCGTGATCGGGTCCGGCTCCGGAATTGGCAGCAAACTCTGATTCTGGTTGTTCTTCGGATCGCCGATGAAACGATAGGTGCGATACGTGACCGCGTTGGTCATGGTGGAAAGTACGTACACGTCCGACATTTGCTCAGTCCTTGTATTTACGCCGCTGCAGCCCCTGAAGCTTGTGCGGTCGATGTGTAAATGGGCTGAGATTCTCACCTCAGCCCTCAGTCACTGCTTTACGCAGCGATTAGATGCCCGTCACGCGCACAACAGCCCAAGGGCGTTTACACAGGACACCAGCAGTCCCGTTGCTATAGTCCTCGACATAGGACTTGGCGCGCTTCTCGACGCCGAGCGTGACGAACTTCGTCTGGACCAGCTGCGAAAACGTTTCGCCGCCGTCCGTGGAGCCGTCGATGCTCGAATCGATGTCTTCGGCGAAGAGATAGAACACGTCCGCGCCGCCGTTTGCACCACCGAGTTCCGGTGCCGATACAACACGGATTTTCGGATACGTCTGCGTGAGCCAGTCGCGCACCGACACCCCGAAATCCGTGGTCACCGAGAGGTAATCCACCTTGTCCGTGGGCAGAGCCAGCGTCATTTCGACCTTTTCCGGGTCAATTTGGTCTTGCGACTGCGTGCGGAGCGTGACGATGGCCATCCGGATATCGCCGGTGATGCCCTGGAACGTGCCGTTGGCACCGTTCCAGCCACCGGTGACGCTCGAAGCGACATATGCCGGCAGGTTCGGATCGTTCAAGAACCCGAACGTTTGGTTGTTGCCGCTGTTCCAGCCATAGAAGCCAACCGCATTGCGGAAGATTTCCAGACCGACAGCCGCGCCTTGACGCTTCGTTTCAGCTGACGACAGACGCATCGCTGCGCTTCGACCTTCTTCGAGCAGGCCAACCGAGATACCGAGTTCACCGCGAACGATGGTGCGTTTGATGAAGTTGGTGTTCCAGTTTGCGAGCGGAATGTTGGTGTAATCACCATATTCCGTGGCCGTCGCGGCAGGTTCGACGATGCCTTGTACGATTTCCTGATCTTCCCAGCTGCCGACCGTCTTCACCCCAACGATGTCGTCGATTTTGCGAGCCGACGTCATCACTTTGATGAAGCCTGGCAGCCAGGTTTGGAGGAACTGCACCGGAGTCGGCAGCGAAGCGGCCGTGGCCGGTGCAACGAATGCAGCGTCCATCGCTCCAGAGGGCGAGCCCTCGTTCAGCAACTTGACCTGCTGCAACACCGTTGCGTGGTCGAACACGATGCCGAATTTCTCGGCAAGCTTGTTCACCGCTGCAATGGTGATTTCTTTGCTGTCCATCGCCAACGGACGCACTTTGCGCGCAGCGATGTACGAGCGAGTTTTGGAAGGGCGCAACATAATCTTTATCGCTCCTGTGGTTGTACGCGCTATTACTGCGTGAGTTGGACGATGGCCGAACCCGACACCAAAGCGCCCAGCGCCGATGCCGCGAGCGACAGAGGCGATACGATGCGCGCATTGGGAATAAGGACCATGCCGGTGGGGACGGAGGCACCCGCTGCGATGCTGAACAGCGCACCATACGGCAGCGCCAGCGCGTTGTTGGCCGTGCTGATGTTGTTCGGCACGTAGCACAGTTGGTCACCGTAAGTCGGGTTGACTGTGCCCGTCGTCTCGTTGAACAGTTCAACGATCAGGCCGGTTGCCATGTCGAAGAACTCGCCTTCTGCGCCTTGTGGAAGATCGACCGAAGCCGCGAGCGAGTTGCCAGACGTTCCATACAGCGCGTAACGCTGCGGATGACCGAGGATACCGAAGAAGTCCGGCCCACCGACGTTGACCATGACTTCACGCACGGCATACGTGCTGCCGCTCGCGCCGATGTCCGATGCATAACCGAACGCACGGCTGATCCGATTCGTCGATGCGCCCGGATCGGTGCCGAGCGTGGCCGAGTTGATGCGGGCCACTCGGGCGCGCTTGGGGCCGTCCTCCACCAGCTGGCCGGGAAAGCCAGTGGTGTAGGCGCGCTTGACGGAGGTTTGAAGACCCGACATGTTCTGTTACTCCTTGAAGTATGCGTCGATGGCCGGAACATCACTTGCAGCGGCATCGGCGGCGCGTTGTTGGTTGACGTTGACGGTGGACTGCTTGCGGCCAGCTTCCAGACCTGCAAGGTATCCGTCAAGGGCGTTGACTTCGGTGCCCTTCGGAATGCCTTTCAGACCAAGCTTCGCAATGCCGTAAGCAGCGACTCCACGTGCGTCCATAGCGGCTGAGTCAAATGCTCCAACCACCTTAGACACCCGCTCATAGAGGCGAGTCTTAACAGCAAGGTCAGCATAGAAACCGCGAAGCGCAGCATCAGCGCCTGTGTTGGCTCCCGCCGCCGGACCTTCCGATGCGCGGCCCTGTCCACCCTCGCCGAGGTTCGTGCCTTCGCCGTCCGCACCTTCGCGCGCCGTGCCTTCCAGGCCTGTAACGGTGTCCTGGCCTTCTTCGGTGCCTTCTCCATTCATCGCCCCGCCTTCGTCGCCACCCTCGCCACCCTGGCCCATTGCAGCGCGCATCTTGCTGAGCAGGCCTTCGAGTTGCGCCACGGCGTCTTCGAGGCTCATGGCGCCACCGCCTTCGGCTGCACCGGCAGCACCTTCTTCGCCGCCTGCGGCACCCGTTGTCGCGCCAGTGTCGTCTTCTTCGCCCTCACCGCCACCTTCGGTCGGTTCGGTTGCTTGACCAGCGCTCACTTCTGCGCCGCCAGTTTCCCCGCCTGCAGCAGCGGCTTGACCCGCTTCCGCACCAGCCTGGGTTGCTTCACCGCCAGCTTCCGCACCAGCCGCACCGCCTTCGCCGCCCTGGTGGGAGGGTTCGGTGGCCTCCTCACTCAGAAACTGCTCGAAGGTGGGCAGCAGCGCTTTAAGCTGGGCTTTCAATTGCTCGACTGTGCCACTGTCGAGTGCCCTGCGTGTGCGCGGCATAATTTCTCCACCGGTTGTGTTGAATTGAACAGAAAAGTCCAGCGAGTCGAAACACAGTTTCTTCCCATCCAGAACTCGCGCACCAGGCACGCGGCCAACATCGACGAGCGCGATATGGTTGCCGCGCATATTCGTTTGGACGACTTCATACTGCTGCCCATCGAACGTGCCCGACTCCATCAGGAAGTCGCATGTGTATCCAAGCGACAAATCCTTTTTGCCACCGCTCAAATCCGACTGCATCGAGCGGCTGAAAATCTTTAGATCGCCACGCGCCCAAGGCTTTGCATAGCCGACTCCAAACATCACACCGTCAACGCCGTATTCTTCAGGTGCTGTCGCTGATTTGTCGCCTTTAAAACCGGAAAGCATCTCATGGTCGTTGATGAGAGGCACAATTTGCAACGATGAGATAAACTCAGGGTCGCTTACTACCGATTCAGGGCGAAATACGTTGACGATTCTGTTTGGGTCGCCATCCAATCCGACTTGAGCGGCCGAATACTGGAAAATGCCAAAGGACGAAACGGGACAGCCTTCTACGAGAAGGTATCCATTTTGGTCCTGGGTTCTTGCGCTCGTTGGCATTCCGATTGAATGGTGATGTCTTCGCGTGTATTATGTCTCGCGCCAGTGTACTTGCGATTATGTCTATTGTGTTTATTATTACATTGCCACTGCAACACGATTTCGCCGACGCAATTGACTTTGCCACCAATGTTTCAGCCGCTGCAACTGCAAATGCAACTGGATGCAAGCCTTAGCGCGCAAGGGATTTACATTTGAAAGTTGAAGTTGAGTATTATTTACAACTATAAATAGTAGTCAATACGATTAAAGGGTAAGAGAGAATAGAACCCTCTCTCACCCCACAACTCAATCAACTTAACACTCAAAAGAACACAAACATGACCAGCAGCGCGACATCCAAAGCCATCCAGCGAGGACGAATCAACGGCAATGACTCGATCTTTTCGACTGCGACGATCAGGAATTCTCTGAACCAAGTTTCACGCGGCAAGTCTTCTGTGACGAAATCAGCTGCCTTTTCCATTTAAGGAAACCTCCAAGGGTTATAGTCTGTTGATGACGTCGCAGATGCCTTTGATGCATGTTGCGGCGTCTCCACTGGCCTTCTTCGCGATGTTTTCCCGCTGTTTTGCATACCCAATTGCCACGGCCTGCTTTGGGTCTTTCCCAGCGGCAATTTCTGTCTTGATATTCTTCTCTCTGGACTCTCTCGAAGTCCCATTTGAAAGTGGCATTAGGCTATTCCTCCTCACGATAACCGAATACCGGCATCATGCGGCATCGGCAGTTGATTGCCCATCCAGGTGGCCCTTGATCAGCCTTTGGACCTTCCCACAAACGCGGATCGTCTATGGCGAATACTTCCCCGTCCTTCTCCAAGTGCGTCTCTCTTGGAACCTTTCCGGCCGACGAGTGCAACCACTTGAAGTGGCCCACTCCGTTTTGCCTCAGCCTATCGCAAGCGAGCGAAGAATAAACTTTGCTGGTCTGATCGCGAGTTATCAGTTCAACACGCTTTTTCGCTACAATGCCCACTTCTTTCAATGCATTTTGAATGCCTGATGCACCTTGTTCTTCAGGATTTGGCGACGTAAGGGACAGCATTACGGCACTATAAATCTTCTCGTGCACTTCCTCCTTCACCTTGGTGATGAGGGTGGAATTGAAATCCTTCGCCGCGCTGATTGTATTGCTTATGTTCTGGTTGTAGGATGCGACGGGCTGCTTGACGCCAGCGGCGTTCAGTGAGAACCAGGTCGATGATTTTGCGTGTTCGTCAGTCTTCTCAACAAACTCTTCGGATAGCTTCGCACCGAATGCACGGAACACGTCAGACCACTTCTTGTCCAGCCGTTTCATTACTTTTTGGAAGATCGAATTTGCTGCCGCGTCTTCCGCGAAGTAGGCTGCTACTTCTGGATTCTCGATGGCCTGTTGAACCTGAGTTCGATAGTCATCAATCATGGCCTTCACGACCGAGTTCAACTGATCGCGATACCAAACCCGTATAGCTGCGCTTGGCCCCAGGGGCTTGCCCTGTGCCAGTGGCTCAGGCGCGCGTATCTCGCGCCTTTTTGATGCTTGGAAGGCCATTATGCCGTGATTTTGTACAGCGGCGTGCCGTCTGCGTTCGTACTTACCGTGACCTGATATCCAGACGCCTTCAATTGCTGGTACGCAAGGTGCGGATTTTGGCACAGAAAACTGGAGTCGAGCGCTTGGATTTGCGCACCGGTCAAACCACCAACAGCAGCCTTGATGTCATTGGCAAGAGTCGCGATGTCCATTTCTATGTCCTTTGTTGCGATGTGTGAGGAGCGAGTGCAGCTTCACCGGCTTCAAGCCAGTTTTTGAAGTCGTCCATTGACATGTGCTGGATCGATCCGAATCCATCCCAGTCGCGCGTAAATGACGAGTCATATGCACCTTTGGCCTCTTCTTGAGAATCAAAGCCCAGCATGCATTTGTATTCGTCGAATTCGCCGTTTGAATCATTCTGTCCGATCACAAAAACGTCAGTGGATCGAAGATTTGGACCAACAAAGCAATCGACTTCATCACCGTCCGCTCCTTCGTACCCTTTGATGTATCCGTAGTGGTGCGGCATCTTCACCGACCACTCTTTGCCGTCCATGTCCATTCCCTTACGAATGGTCCCGCGCGGGTTCTCGATCACCAAGTTGAGTCCGCCAACTCTCACCTTTGGCAGCTTGGTCTGGTTCCAGTCCTGAACTTTCCCAACTACATTGTGAATCCCGCCAACGGTTGGTTGCACGGTGCGCTGCGTGCCGGGATGAGTGCCGCGAATCGGCGGTTCTGTCGGTGCCAGGTCTTCACCCTCTTTCGGCTGGGACAGAAGGTGGGCTAGCGTAGTCAGCAAAAGGGTCGCCGCCTGCTGACTTCCCGCGCCTTGTGTACGTCCAGTGACGCCCTTTAATAGGAGCGGAATCAACGCCTGTAGCGCTCCGCTTCCGTCGTCTTCTTCGCCTTCCTGTGTGTTCGAAACGGAGGGCTTAGACGATCCCGTCTCCCCCGGCTTGGCCATTACAGCGCCAGCACTCGCTTCAGTATTTTCTGCATTTGCTTTCTCTTGTTGCGCACCGGCCTTTTCTAGGTTGGCGATATTCTCAGGGGACATGCCTGGTTCTTCGTTTGCGGCGTCGTCCTTGAGGCGGTTGTATCCGCTGTGCTCGTCTTCTTTCAGTCGTTGACGCTCCTCATCAGGGCTGATAACTCCAGCATTGATGAGACGTTCTCCCATTTCTGCCTTCTTGGCGTTCAACTCCGTGCGCGCCTGCGTCGTGATGGAATCCACCGGGTTGCAAACGACTTCGACTTGAGTGTTCAGTCCAAGATGACGCATGAGAATATCATAGTGCCTTTCAAGCAAAGGCATCATGATGTGCTCTTGAATCGATTCCAGTTCCTCGTGATAGCTAACCATCTCAAACTCGCCGGTGGCATTGAAGCCCTTCGGCGAGGTTCCGAGCAGCTTGGTTGACGGCACACGAGCGATGGCCGCGACTAGCTGATACTGGTTCATGATGATGGAGTCAAAATCTGACAGGTTGATGTCGAATTGCTCCATCGCTTCTTCTTTGCCGAGGACTTTGATGCCGTGGTTGTCGCGATACCTGATCCACGTCATCAAGCGCTTCATGAAGCCGTCCTGATCCGCCATGACCTTGTCAAGATCGGCGTGGATGGCCATGGTGCGTTTGGTCAGCGCGAGCAGCGGCGATTCATTCGCCGTGCGCTCAGCAGCATAGACACGTTCATAAATTCGTTGCGTCAGCGGCACGCCGCCAAATATGTACGTAGGTTTCAGAATGTCAGCAGGCTGCGGCCCACGGACGATCACCAAGTGTGACTTGTGGTACTTCTTCCCACTGATGACCCAAAATTCCGGATCGTAGAACCCGATGGATGAAGGATCGCCGGTGCCCTTCGACGTCATCACCGGCATCATCCAGTACGGATCGACTTGGCTGATGCCCTCATACGATCCCTCTGTGACGCCGTCAATGTTGAACGGCTTCTCATAGTACAAAGGATCGTCGGATTTGACCTTGAAGATGGCCACGCGGATGCCAAAGACATTCTTGAACCGATTGAGTTCGATGAGGTTGTCTTTGACTTTGTATTTTTTGTCCTCTTGGATGATCTTCTCGTGTTCTTTCTCATCCAAGTCCTCGCCGCCGCGCGCTTTGATCACCCATCCATTGCGCGCGGCATCCTCGCCAGCCATCGAACACGCTTTGTCCACCAGCCAGTTTTGGGCGATGATGGCGCAAGCCTGATAGCCGATAAATCCCTGCGACGCATACCAGTTCTGGAGTCCGCAAGGAACGGTGTATTCACTTTGAGGCCCCTGCTTGAGCATCCCGGTGCCGTCGTCATCCATGATGACGTTTTGCTTGGCCAGAATCACCGCTGCATCGCCAATGGCCTTGGCTGTGGTGACAGTATCCTCGCCTGCCATCCCGTCGTATATCGGGAAGTCCTTCACCGGGCGAAGTTGAATTGGCGCGGCTTCTTCCTGCGCCCAGTCTTGGTGCTTGACGAGAGGGTCGAGAGGGTCAACCGTAAGCGCTTCCTTCACAGGCTCTGCCGTCTGCTTAGTGTCGGCAGCGGCCGAACGCTTGAACAATTTAGCGAGAAGGGAAGGAAGCATGGGCGTGTTGTGTCAGCAGAGGGTATCGCGCGTATCTTACCGATGTCGTGTGTACATGTGGACGTCTAAGTTGTTGATTTCATTGATGTTCACCACAAATTTGTGGAAAGTGAAGAATTCTGTTGCCTTCTCCAGAAATATGGAGCAGAATTCGTTGTGTAGTGATGACCAACAACAGGAGCTAAACGCCATGAACCTCGCAACCCGCAACCGGCCTCATCCTGACGACTTCTTCGGAGGGATGGAAGAAGAGTTTGACGCAGAACAGGCTGCGCCCAATGCCGAACCTGTTCTGTACAAGGAAGACTGCAAGAAGTGCAAAGGAACCGGCCGATACACCGGATACGGCAACTGCTACCGCCCTGGCGTCTGCTCGCTCTGTCAAGGAGCAGGATACAGACTGTTCAAAACGAGCAAAGAGCAACGGGCCAAGGCTCGTCAGACGGCTTCGGCGAGGAAGGAGAAACAGGCCGATGACAAGTTGGCTGCATTCGAAGCAGAGCACCCGGACGTTGCCGCGTGGTGGAAGAATTCGACATTTCCGTTTGCCGTCTCTCTTCGGGAGAGCGTGCGCAAGTTCGGCGGATTAACAGCAGGGCAGCTGAACGCTGCACGTAAGTGTGCGGTCAAGTTCGCTGACGCGAAGAAGGCGCGAGAAGGCGCAGAAGCTGTGCCGAAGCCTTCTGTCGATGCATCGTTTATCACGAACGCCTTTGAGCGGGCCATGGCAAAAGGCGTCAGAAAACCGCACCTGCGTCTCGTCGGTGATGATTCTCGCTTGGACTTTTCTCGTGCAGCTGATAACGGTCGCAATCCCGGTGCCATCTATGTCAAGTCGATCAGCGATGAGGGCAAGTATCTTGGGAAGATTTCTGGTGGTGTCTTCTCGAAGGCGCGTGACTGCAGCGAGTCAGAGGAGCGCGCCGTGATCGCCGCGTGCGCTGACCCGGAGCAAGCTGCCATCGCCTTTGGCCGTCGATTCGGCGCGTGCTCCGTGTGCGGACGTGAGTTGACCAACGGTGAGTCAATTGACATCGGCATTGGACCGATCTGCCGTGAAAAGTTCTTCGGTTGATTGCTACATAACGATGGAGGGATAATCCCTCCATCAACTCAGAAAGAAACAGAAAGGTGAACATAATGGAACGCGAACAACTCGAAAAGGTCAAAGAACGAATCGCCAAATTGCTGGCGATGGCCGCAGACGCCTCCAGTCCGAATGAGGCTGCAATTGCCGCGCAGCGCGCTCGCGCCTTGATGGACAAGTATCAGCTGGACGAATATGATGTGTCCGAGTCGCAGGCAGTCGAATTCGCCGATGAGTCTGTGACTCGTGTGTTTGCAGCCGTCCCATACCACGTGGACATATTGGCCGTTGCCGTCGCAAGATACAACGACTGCCATAGCGTTTTCGGCTGGGGAAAGGTCACATATAAGATGGAATCCAAGGCCAATCAGAGCGCCAAGACTGGCGGAGGCGCAACAAAGCAGATGGGCAAGTACATCCGATTTCGCGGGTACAAGTCTGATGTCGGATTAGCCAAAGAAATGCTGGACCGTCTTCTGTCCAACATTGATAAGCTCTGCAAGGCGTATATGCAGGAAAATCACCCTGGTCGGTACAACGTCAGGATTGGATCAGAATTCAAGGTGCAGGCTGCACGCGCACTCGTCGTAAAATTTGACGAAATGATGATTGAGCGAAAGCAACTTACCTGCGCGAGCGGGACCGCGCTTGTGGTTGTCAAGTCCGCCGCCGTCGATGCTGAGTTCGGAGGCGTAGAGTACGCCAGCAAATCCAGATCAATTCAGAAATCGACATCCTGGGATGACTTGCGGGCAATGGACCGCGCCGGTAGTGCCGGTTGGCAGGCCGGACAGTCAATTGAAATCACCAAACGTTTGGACGACTAATCATGCGGATTCTTACTGTTCAGCTTGGGTACATCTACTCGTCTGATGGCGAAGAAAAGCAAAACGCAAGGCGCCAAAAACTTCGTGAATTAGGGCTGCGGATATCAGATGACGCAGATGTCAACGCAACTTGTATTGCCATGACTGGCGATCAGTTCATCAGTTGGCTTGTATCTGGCGAGGAGGGGCTGGTAAAGTCAGAGTCGTTCATCGCTGATGATCAATACATGAAAACGTTGGACAGAATCGAGAAACTTGCAGCAAAGATGGAAGTGTTCGCGAACTCTACCGGCCCAGGAGAGTACAACGAAAAGGTGGAGGTTTACACACCAGGGATGGGTCTGATGCTGTTCAACAGTGTCATGCTTGCCGAGGATGCGTGCAGCGATCAACTGCAAACGCACTTGGACGAAGGATGGAAGATCATTGTCGCGTGCCCACAGCCGAATCAGCGCAGGCCTGACTACATCCTTGGACGTTACGATCCCGACCGGGCCGAAAAGGCCGGCATCAGAACGAACGCAGAAAGAGGTTAAACGGTCACCAGGCCACAAACTCATGGAGTGAATATGAAGAAAACTTTGATCATCGCAGCGCTCGCGGCATCCTTCGGCCTTTCCGGATGCGAGGATGCGGCAAACGTGGCTTCGCAAAACATTTCGAAGGCCGCAGATAACTTCCAAATCAATCGGCGCATCGTGTTCTATAACACAGTGTCCGACAAATACATGATGACCATCGAGGGTCGATGCTCGCTCGGCAACTCTGACAAATCTGGCGAGCTATCGGTGACTTGTCAGACGGGTCCGAGCAGCTACAAGAAGCACTTTCTTGGGCTTTCTCGAAATGTCACGTACTTCGTCGAGCAAATGGACGAGGCCAACGTAAGCGAGTGGCATTATCAAGTGATCTTCCGTCCTGAAACGCTCGTTCCAGACCTTTCCGTCAAATAATGCTATGAGCGACGATGCTAAAGGGTACGTCACCGGTGAGTGTAAGTGGAATTACGACATGAGCACGGCACCGGTTGGCCAGCGCTGCTTCCTTCTGAATGCCGGAGGCGTTGCGTGCATAGGGCTTGCTCCTAAGAACGACTCCGCTCATTTCTTCAAGGCTTGGGCTCCGATGCCTAAGCGAGACAAGGCTTTGGAGAAGAAACTGGGGATTGTGATATGAGCAAGGAAATCAAAGGCGTCAAGTTTGTCGATTCCCCAAAGGAATCTTCGGACGAGAAGCCGTTCAATCAGGCCGTCGAGTTGATACGGCTAAAGCAGAAGGTATTTGACCTGACTACTTGTGTTTATGCTGTTTCAATTATCCAAGGCGTGACCTTGGCCGTTACGCTTATTTACTTCTTCACACACTGACTCAGGGTACACCGGATCACGCGGTATGATCGGGTGTCCTGCCGGTGGAGCCGTGAATGGAGTTCGTCCTGTGCCTCGCGCTAATCCTTTCCATCTTCGTCGGTCTTCCGACAGGGCACCTGAAGACAGTTTCATCCATCTCATGGCTCCTCATTTCTCTTTTGAACTTCGTCGTGGAGCCTAGCAAAATGAGCATCTTTGCAACATACGCAAAATACGCGTTTCTCGCGTTCATCGGCATCATCTTCACCTATCTCATTGCCGTTCCGCTGACTCCTCTGATAGTCCTTTTCGCCAACAAGGATGATGGCTATCTGCCGCGATGGCTGTGTTGGTTCCAGACCTTCGACGCCCCGGTTGACCAAGGATGGATTGGCAACTATTTCACCAATGCGACACCGAATAATTGGTGGGGGCGCGTTTGGAGCTACAGCGGCCAAGGCACGCCAAGCGGATTCAATCGCTGGCTCCTTCGCATCCGATGGTTGTGGCGCAATCCGGCATACGGATTTGACTTGTGGCCTTTGGGGATGAACTATGATCCTTCCGATTGGGAGATCACCATCCTCGAAGTGACCAACGGTCAGCTTATGCGCTTTGCAGCGCAGACCAAGGATGGCAAGCACTTCTCCTACTGCGACCACACAAACCGCAAATTCGGTTGGAAGCTGTGGTGGGCGCTAGACACAACTAAGTGGACGCTCCAGAGCATTGAAGAGTTCACCCACGTGGCGGTCCCTTCGTACTATGACCGTTCGAAGCGGATCATGTTTGTGTTCACTCCTTGACCTTCCCATGCAAGCAAACGATATTGACTTCACCGAGAACACCGAACTCGGAATCGGCGCATACGTCAAACTCAAAACCGATTCCGATGGTACGCTGAATGTTGATGTAAAAGTAGTAGAACTCGGAGACGTCAAAAGAACGTCGCATAAGAGCGCTTCGGACGAATCATCGACATAATCAGTGCATCAGCAACGTTAGGGGACTTGATGCCGCGCTCCAGCAAGTCCTCTTTCGACTCTACCTTGAATTTTCCCATACGGTCCACGTCTTTGTGGGGCGCGGCCAACTCCATCTGAATCTTGTTCAGCATTGCCTGTCCGAGTGATTCTGAGTCCAGGCTGATCAGTTCGTCAATCGGATGGTTTGCGCCGAGGACTATCACTTCATACGTCTTCCGGAATCTAGTGGCCACCTCATCCCACTTCTGCGCCTTAATGTTCGAGAAGTGATCGCGGTTCTTAATGTCCACGTGAGGGAATCGCATGTACACGCCATCCGGATCGTCCACGGAACCGCCTGCATTAAACGGTTCATAACGAATGTTCTGTTTGCGCTCCTCGTTCAATTCCTTGAACTTCGCCCCTGCGTGCGCCCCGACGCCGATAGAGTCCCAGATTAGGGCCGCGCCCGCCGTAAAGGCGGTGTTCCACGCCCTTGTACAAGACTTCAACAACTCATCCTCCAGGCCGCGCCATTCTTCCGCGCCTTGAATGACGTTTCCGTATGCAAGCACTGTGGCGCACAGGTCTCTTCCGTCATCCGCCACGTCGAAACCGACTGTTTTCTGTCCGCTCGGCGTCCACCCGTCCCACTTCTTCGATCCGAGAGGCCTGCTGGACATCGGCTTGGGTTTGTGCGCATCAATCGCGGCGATGATGTACTTGAGCGGGATGACTGACTTGTCTGCGCCCATCTTAGGTTGACCGCCATAGACGTGCAAGGCGCTTTCTGGCTCGCGCTTGTAATAGTCATAAATGACCTTCAACATCGTCTTTGACAAGAAAGGATTTTCCTGCCAGTTGATCTCGCGCACGATGGTGTCTCGCGGCGGATTGACGACGAAGTTCTGATAGATGAAGTCGGTGTACTCGTCTGGGTTGAAAATCAACCAGATTTGTGACCCTTCCTTACGTATGGTCGGCTCGATGACTTCCCATTGCTCTTGGTTGAGATAGTGCGCCTCCTCAAGCCAAAGGATGTCCACACCTTCTGTTGACTTGATTTCCTCAAGGTTGCGAGCAATACCGTAAAACAGAAACTCAGAGCCGGTGCGCTTGTGTCTTATTGAAGTCTTCAGAATTTCGAATTCGTTGCGGTACGGGCTTGCGTTTATCTTGTCTTTGATCAGAGTGTAAACGGACTCGCTGATGCGGTTCTGAAACTGCCGTGCACAAAGGAACTTGACCGTGAAGTTTGCGGCGAGGAACACGGCGTGTCCAGCGGCATCGTGTGACTTTGAGGAGCCGCGCCCGCCGTACAGCACCTTGTATCGCGCCCGCGCTTCCCAGAACGATCTGAGCACCGGATTAAGCGCGTACATATCAACGTGCTTGTGGAGTTCCCTTTCCTCCTCCAGCAGAACCTCTTCGACATCCAAGGTGTCCGGATTCAGCCTGCCACGCCCGGATGCGAGCAACACTAAGTCCGCCTGATATTTCAGCGCTGCTGTGTACAGGACGTTATCGACGGTCGCATGCGCCCAGTCCAGATCGATTGACCGGCTGGAGGACGAGACAGGCAGAGGCAAGCCCATGTGTACGGCTCCGATGATGGTTCAGGCCTATTCTAGCTGTTCGCCTCCGGGTGGGTACTATCAGAATTCTGGAAGCGATTGAAAACTTTTTCATGCGTCAAGTGAAAAAGTTGTTGACCACTGGCGTGAAGTGCTTCAGAATACGAATCATGCGCTGAACGATGAAGCGCGGAACCCAGAAAGACCTAGAAAGGAGCCTAAAATGCAAACGATCAAGATCACCGAAGCCAAAACCGCTGACCTCGTCGCGTTCTACAACGCCAATATCTCCCGAGTCGATCCCGATAGCAGCGCAATCAAGAAGTTTGCTGACCGCGCAACGGCAGAAAAGCGCGTCTTCAACCTGGTTGAGAAGTTGGCGGCGCACTTCCCGACCGAGGAAATCCCTGAAGGCCACATCCCCGATCCGAACGCGAAGCCGGAAGCGGCTGGCGAAGCGCCGACGCCCGAAGGTGTGGACGGCGCGGCAAACGGCGAATTGGACACACAGGAAGAGGAAGAAACCGAGGAGGACCGGGCGCGGGCCGCAGCCGCAGCCGCGAACGGGGCCAGCGCATTCAACCAGCTGGTCCAAGGGGTCCAGGCCGCAGTCCAGAAGGCCGCTGAAGATGGTGTCAAGCCAGTTGCCTCGCGCTCGTCATCCTCGAAGGCATCCAACTCGGATGGCGTTGCGGCAAGCTGGGCTGACAATGAAGTCCGTGAGGCCCGCCTGAAGCGCGATGGCGTCGAAGTCAAGCTGGATGGCAAATCGGTCGGAATCTACAAGTCCACCCGCGAAGCCTTCCGCGCTCTGCGTCTGCCGGACAACAAGCACATCCGCTTCCGACTGAAGCTGAAGGAAGCCCACCGCGAGAACGGTGAATCGGCAACCTTCGAGCACAACAACAAGCACTACGTCTTCAGCATCGTCGAAATCGAAGCCGAGTGACGTGTGAAGGGACGGGGCCACGGCTCCGTCCTACAATTGCCTCATAGTAGAACCACGATAAGCCAGGCTCCAGATGAAATCGCCAGAAGCAACCCGCATAACCCTGATGGCCCGTCTCAATGCCGCCTGCGGCTTCCTGGCTGGCCATCGCCACCATGACTCAGCCGCTGCCGTCAAAGAAGCGCAGGAAGTAATCCGCGCCCTTCCGTTCGCAGACGACATCAACGCGGCTCTGTATCCGACCGGGAACCGCGAGGCTGAAAACCCGCTGCTGCTCGGCAATCTCGATAAGCTGCGCGACCTTCGAACTTGGCACTATGCCCAGTACATGGACTACACGGCGCGCGCAATCGAAATGCAAAAGAAGTCTGACGGCAGGCTGTTCAAGAGCATCGAGCGCTGCGACTTCGAACGCGTCGCCGACTCATACCGAGCCAAGGCCAATCAACACCTGCGCTTTGTCCAAACCCTCAACGGCTTCTTCCCCGAAAAGGACAGGGTGGCATGAAGGTTACCATCCATGGGAAGCCGACATTTACGGTTCGGCTGACCCGCTCACTGGTCGATAGACTGATTGGGATTGCCAAGGTGCACTACGATGCAGCCTGTCGGCGCACAGGCTGTCCTGGTGGGTTTCTGTACGGCTTCCAGGTGCATTTCGAGTTGGACCCTGACGCACAAACCATCGATGAGACGCTGTCTTGGCGTGACGTCGACACGCTATTGAAGGTGCTTGAGGTGCGGCACTATCTGCCGAATACGAACCAGGCCGTTGAAGATTTGAACCGTTCGTTGCACTGCGCCATGCAGCGCGCTCGCGATCTGAATTGGAAGTTGGATTGCTTCCCTGATCAGACAACCATCTATTGATTCTCGTTGCTCCGCTAGGCTCCTCTTGGCCCACTTCGGTGGGCTTCTTTTTGTCTGTTCTCGGACACTGACCAGGATTCGGACCTCATTGTTGTCGTTGCCTTTCCATATTACGATTCTACAATAGAGTCAGCGCCGCAGGAAGGTGACGCAACATGCAAGGAGACCGAAATGTCCAAAGCTGCCCAATCCCTCGTCTATCTCTCAAGACTGCCGCGCGATGAACGTGGCTGGCGCGGATCGCTCGTTGAGCGTCTTTTGCGTGAGTTCTCTGGCTTGATCATCGGTACGTAAATTCTGACACCTACTTCCGAAATCCTTACGTGCGGTTCAGCACTAAACCGTCCCCTTTTGCTATGAGTGTTCGAGCGGTCTGACTTATACTATAGGTGCAGTCAACCAATTTGATCTTACCTTCGGAGGTTATCATGATCGCTCAAACAACTGCAAAGCAAGCCCTGCGTGCCGTATCCGTTCCCACGTCGAAGAAGTCGAAGCCGACTCCAGGGCAGAAGAAAATCCGCGCTGCTGCGCCCCGTTACATGACAGAGGCGCAGGCTGTCGCGCTGAAGGTGGCTGGCGAGCAAGGCTGGACGGCTCGGTCTGTTGTCGCCAGCGCCAAGCACAAGAAGTGCGCAGTGTCCGTTGAGAAGGAAGGCGAGATTGCTTGGATTGATTCGGAAGGCGTTGTGCGCAGCGAGGACGACATCATCAAGGCAGGCGGCTTGGTGTGAACGAAGAAAACACAAACCGCACTTACAACAGATTCTGGCTATACCTTTCTTGGCTGTACTTTCGGGTGGCTCTTTGCCACCCTTCTTTTGCCCGCATCAATGGGAGTGTCGCATGAACAGCACCAAACGTCCTTTACCAGACAAAGTCCTGGTGTCTTCCGCCGCGCTCGCGCAAATCATCAACGCGCTAAACGGTCCTCAGTACATGGTTCTTGAGTTGACCGTTACGCGAGGGCTAGGGCCACTCACCGGCAATGATAACCCAATTGATGTGATCGAGCGCGAACTGGTTGCATATCAATCCGGTGCGGTGTCTGATCCGACCGATTGCCCGTATGCAATCGACGAGGACTTCACCAACTGTTCAATGCGCAACCATGTGCGCATTCCTCCTCTTCCTTCAAAAGACGAGTGACGTCATGGCGTTCGATTTCAACCTCTGGGCCAAGTTCCACAATCGCCGCCTGAATCGTCGCGTACATATCGCCGTCAGCCTGATGGATTTGCGCGATTCTCAAGGCGTGAGCGCAAGCGAGCGCGAAGTGCTGGCATACGCCGTGGAGTACATAAAGGCGTTGGAGTTGGAAGTATCCCGTCTGGAGCACGCACCAACTCCTCGCCGCCAACACGTTCAGGACTGAGGCCATGCCAGGACTTCGAGATAAACTGCGTATGTGGCAGGTGTCAGTGTATGAACGCTCACACCACACCAACCCTGTCGCAACAATTTACATTCGCGCTTGGGACAGACTAAGTGCAGTGTCAGAATCTATGCATTTCCTGCGACTCCATAATATCCAGGAATTCCAGCGGATCGATTCTGAGTGGGCATCTTGGAAGCAGGAAGAGGAGTTTTGCACTCCTTGGAGCAAGGTTGATCTTCCATGATTCCTATCACGCTGATCGACCTTCTGCAGGCGGCTGGACGCGCCATCGACGCATACCGCGACCTTTACCGCGATGCGCGCACGCCGTTCACGCGTTCCTATGCCCTTCGCCAGACGGCCGATTGGGTTGTGCTGCACGACCGTATGGCGCGCGGAGGATCGCGCATGGAGAAGTACCATGAGCGATCTGCGCAACGCAGACGCGGCATAATCGACTCGCGCAGCTGGGTTGGTCGCAATTGGCCACCTATCATATGGGACGGTCCTGTCGTCAATAGTCCTTACGCAAACGCAAGAGCCACCGGCGTATGATCGAATGGATCGGACAGGCGATGATCGCGTCAATGTCGCTTGCAGCGACATACTTGAGCCTTCATCCGGTTTACCAGCGGTTTGCGTGCTTCTTCGGAATGCTCGTGCAGCCGCTGTGGATGATTACGACATTTAAACATCACCAATACGGAATGTTTGCGTTATGTTTTGTGTACGGCGCAATCTGGTTCCGTAGCTTCTGGAGGCATTGGGTGAAATGAGCGATCCACAACCAAGGAGTGAAGAATGTACGAACTGAAACCGGCACACACCGCAAACCGACTGACGTTTGCACAGCTTCGTTTGGCGAACACAATGCGACTTCCGCAATTCAAGAATGCCCAGGGCGAGCCTGCGCATGCTATGGCGGACGGGTCTGATTGGTCGCCAGCTGATTGGATGCTGGCGGTCGTCGGCGAATTGGGCGAGGCCGCAAACTTGATGAAGAAGATCAAGCGCGGTGATTTCGCGGACGGTTCGCAGCTGGATGAAGCGCGCGCCAAGTTGAAGAAGGAGTTTGCGGACGTCATCACGTACATGGATTTGATGGCGTATCAATTCCGGTTCGATCTGGGCGAAGCGGTCACCGAGAAGTTCAATGAAGTGTCTGCGCGCGTCGGTTCGTCCATCTTCCTCTTCAAGCTGCTCAATGGCAGTGTCATTGCAGCTGATGAGCGTGAGATTCCATTCTAGCCGTGCAACTTCGGGCCGGAGACATTGTCAAACACGCAGAGGCCCCTTGTGAAGTCCTCTGCGTGTTTCCACATCTATCGCTCATCTTCATGATCAACAAGCGCACTCTGTGTGCATCGTTCGTACACCCAAACGAAGTAGAGTTCGTGCGCAGACCTGACCTAGAAAGGAGAAGAAAGTGAATCTGTCATTGATCGTGATTGTCATCATTCTGTGCTCAGCCGCTGTCGGCTACATCATCGGCGTTGACGTCGGCATTGCTCGCGCGAAACGAGCGGCCATCGAGACGTACCGTGAATTGCACGGCCACCCTCCTGTCAGGAAGGTTCCGCACGGCATTGACGAATATGTGTAATGCTCGGTCAATACCTCCAGAGGCGTCACCACGTTCGATGTCGCAAGTGCGATAAGCGACGCGTGCTGCGACGCCACCCTGAGCAATACGCCGTCCGCTATCTTCCAAAGTGCGAATGCGGTGCGAAGGACTGGAGAGTGGACTGGTGGATGATGCGGCGGAACACTCGACTGATGGGGTGTACTTGCGCCGGGTACGTCTGGGCCGGTAATATGAGTGGCGCAATGCATCGGCGCGGTTCGCTGCGCTGTTACTACCGCTCGGACGGCTCCAGCCGTGAATATGGCGACTCGGATTATTACATTGATCCGGATTGGGAAAATGAAGGAGGCCTGATATGCATTGGTACACCGGAGTTATCTGTTTGATTGTTGTGATGGTGCTGATGTACGCATTGGTGCGTGGTGGCGCTGACCTGCCCGAGATTGGGTCTTGCGTTGAGCCATTCTGGCGCTGCAAGCGTTGCGGCATGATGATGTCCATCGACTTCGCCAAAGTCTCCATTGACTGTCCGAGGGCGGGCCAGATTCCTAACGACCCTTGCCCGATGGAGTTGGTGGGCGAAGACGGCAAGGTTGTCAGAGACGAAGAATGATGCTGGACCTGGATGGCTGGGATCACGGCCCACTGTTCGCGCCGATCCGGAAGCACCGCCCTCTGGCCCGCCCTCACGGCCAACAGGGTATCGTCCGGCGCAACCAGGAGCGTCGAGCGACACCGCCGTGGGCCAACCTCGCGACGATTCGTGCGCTGTACAGGGAGGCGCAACGGCTAACGCGCGAGACGGGCGAATTGCACGTTGTAGATCACATCGTGCCGCTGATCGGCAAGCATGGCGGCGTGCAGATCGTGAGTGGACTTCACATCCACTGGAACATGCGCGTAATCCATTGGAAGGAAAACAGCAGGCGCGGCAATTGGGAGTGGCCGCACATGCCTGTGCAACAGATGGAGTTGGAAATATGACGGCAATCGGTTTCACAATGTTCTTCTTTGGGTGTCTGCTGATTTGCGTGATTGGCGATTGGCCTGGAGTGAAGGTCGCCTTGCCAATACTTCTCTGCACTGTCATAGGATTCTTACTCATGTTTGCAGGATTCTTTTTGTACATGTGGAGGGTGCTTCCGTGAACCGCGCCTCTCGAATGATGTTCTGGTCCGCCATCTTGATACTGCAGGTGGCTTTGATCGTTCTGTCTTTGGCTGGGTGCACACGCGAGCCTCCGACTAGCGTTTGCCTATCCTCGCACGAGGAACTGTCAACATACCAGGTGCCAATCCAAGTCGGTTGCTCTTTGTACTCAAACGGCGTGTGCATGGTGCCGATATACACGTACATCGACGAGGAAGAGACGACCGATGTTTGCGACAAGAGCCGTCCGATCACCGCCGACGAACTCGCCGCGTGGCACAAGGCCAACGATTAGGGTTTGTCCCTAGTTATCAGTGTGCACAAATCGCTTGCCTTCTGCTTCTGACTCAGGCAGAATCTCCTCATCTTGAACAGTTTTGTGATCAGGAGATTAGAAGCATGCAAACGATCCTCGGCACCGATGACGCGGTGAACACATGCGATTGCTGCGGAAAGACGAATCTCAAGTTCACGTTTGCCGTGGACGTTGATGGCGAGGTGCTGCACTACGGCTCTGTCTGCGTGCGGAAGTGGACAGGAAAGACCGCTTCTCAGGCAAACAAAGAGGCGAAGGATGCAATGCGCGCTCGCCGCGAGGCTGCCAAGCGCGAGGTTCGGGAGCACCCGACATACGCGGCCTATCGGGCGCGTATGGAGGAGGCTCGTTCGCGCGGACTTCTTTCTATCCAGTTCATGGAATTTTGCCGTGCCGAGCGCGAGGCACAAGAAGCCGCGCAGATGGAGATCGCCAAACGCGCCGGATTCAAGTTCTACGAACTCCATGCCTAACTAGTTCTATACTAAATTCATACCGCATCACATCCAACCGAATGGAGTCGGACATGAACGCCAAAGACGACCTCACGAAGCAATTGCTCGACGCTCTAGCGGCATGCGTCATGCGCTTGGAATGGCTTAACGACCCACGGACAGGCAACACCGAGCGAGTCTACATCAAATGTGGCAGAAAGGCCATGGCTGACGCCAAGGAAAAGGGCCTTGAGCCAACCAAACCTTTTCAGTGAATCCTTCAACAAGCCCGTTACGCCAAGGGATATCAATTCGGAGTGTATAGAATATGTACAAGCAGCTGGATATGGTGGCAGTGGTGTGCCAAGGAGAGCGTACAACATATAACGCGGCAAACCTGGGCGCAACCGTCGCGCGCCAACGGGCCAACAGCCGTGCCTCCATCCTGCGCGCTCGCGATGCGGGCCTATCAATCACGGTGACCGAGCATTACACAGACGGTTCCCGCCACGACTTCGAGATTGCGTAATGGCAAAGCTAACCAAACAGAAGATGGACGAGTTGGGCCTGACTGCCGCTGATGTGTCGTCGCTCAAGGACAAGGGCTACACCGCCATCGTGGTGTACGAGTCCAGCCAGATGGTCTTGGACAAGTGGGTGCCGTGCTACTTCGGAACGTCGCCCGCCCACAAGCTGGAGCACGACCAGCAGCTGCGCCTGGCAATTGCCGAGGGGCGGGCGCGCGATCCTGTCACGTTCGAGATTTAGTATGGCAATCCACATTTTAAAGAGTCATCCTGTTCCGTTTGGCGATGTGTGGGACAAGGGCAAGCTGGCAGAGGTTCGGCGAGAGGACGACCGAATCTTTAGTGTCGGAGACACCATCACGTTGCTGGAATTGGAGTCGCCAGGCTCTGACTGGGCCACAGGGCGAGAGATTACCGCCCTGATTAGCCACGTTCAGCGAGGGTACGGCCTGCCTCCTGGTCTGGCGGTTCTCAGCATAGGTGTCTGTCTTCGTCACCAAAGCCAAAGGCGCACAAGGCTGGATCAAAGATAGGTGTTTGTCCTAGTGTCGCTCACTTCAAAAATCTGTTGCCTGGGTCAGTTGACTCAGGCATAATTCTTCTCAGGTTGAACGAACTTGTGAGGAGAAGGAAATGTCGAAGACCGCAGTGGTTCGGGCCTGGATGAAGAACGGCGACCTTTCCGAGTATCGAGAGGATTGCACGGACATGATGAACGAAGGGTCTAGCGCCGAGGACTGTGTCGAGCGTGCTGCTCGTAACAGCGGGCTTGCAGACAAAACCGATTTCCTTGAATGGAACGGCGGCGAAGTGTTGAGCGAATTCTGAGGAGAAAGAAGGCGCGTTGATCAGCACGGTGCGGCCTGATCCCAGTAGCACCAACCCAGTGTAGTACCGAACCAGGAGCCAAGTATGGATACGAAGCAGACCCTGATTGCACAACTCGAAGGCATGCGCGAGGAACTCCTTGATGTCCGCGAGCGCCTTCACCACATCCCAAACGGTGCAGGATACATCGTCCAATCCGCAGACGGCCTGTCGCTAACCTACAAGCACGACGGCAGCAAGGTCCACTCCCCTCGCGTTACGCGCGCCCATCTGGCCGTCCGGTTCACCCGCGAAGGCGCAGAGAAGATTGCCGCGCTGACGAGGGACAATGACGGCCATTATGCCAGGCCCGTCCATATACGCGATGCCGTTGCGGCCGAAATCCGCCAGATTGAAGAGTCGCTGAACTTCCTGCGCGCCTGCTCGTAATCTGACCTTACAGGGCGCGGCTGATCGGTCGCGCTCGATCCTAGGATCAATCATGACCACGTTCACCGATAAGCAGGCGGACCTGGAAGCGCTCGCGCACGCGATACGTCTGCTGGGCAACGCTGCCTCTGCAATCGAGGAGGCCAATGCCCTCCTGGTCCAGGCAAAGTACCTGGCCTCTGATATCAACGATCCTGAGTTGCGCCGGAAGGTCATGGCCGCTGCAGGAAAGCTCAAGGCATCGAATGAAGGATTTTGACCCTCACCCAAACAAGGAGGCCATTATGTCCATCCAGACGCGCCAAAAACTCACGCGCGAATCCGCTGTGGCTTGGATCAAGCGCGCCCTTCCTGGGACGACGTTCTGCGCTCACGCATCACTATCAGTGGCAATTGCCGAGGACGACTCGCACCACTATCCTCAAGGCAAGCGCACGTCGATCAAGTTGACCCGCAACGAGGCCATCGAACTAGTCAAGGACTACTTCAGCGAGAAGCGCGAGCAAGAGGGCTGGCGCGTTCCGTGCTGCGAGTATCGACACTTGGCCTATGCCGCTGATGAACCGATCCCAGAGCACGGCGCGTCGCCAGATTATGTCTGCTACTGGATTGGGTGATGAATGTATTCATCAGAATTCAAACGAACACGGATGGTGCGCTGCAGCGCGCATGGCAACATCTATGATGTCGAGTTCGCTGCGAGCCAGCCGCTGTCCGTGCACCTGCATGTGAGCGCCACTCATCCTCGCCGACAATGCTTGTGGTCGCTCGAAGAACACGGCGAGAAGATGCCTGGGACTGCGCACACCGCCGTGAAGGCTGCGATGGAGGCGTCCGCAGGACAGGGCTGACCGTTACCAATCGTTACATACGACGAATCACGTTCATCGTACAATGGCCTGGCTCATTCCGAGGAGCCTACCATGCCAACACAGAGTCACATAAAAGTGAACCGTTCCGGCCGTATGTATCACGTGCACGTCAACGATGATGGAAAATGCGTCATGATTGCCGTCGCACAACCAGTCGGCAACGGATATGCGCTCGTCAAACTTTGGTCTGTCAATGACGGGACACCTATGACATCGCCAAATCAAAGTGTAGCTCACGAGGCGATGCGATTGTACCACAGGGGAAGGTGATGAGAGTTTCAGCAGTGGAATTGAAGGAAGGCGATGTGCTCACCAAGGGCGATGTCGTATCGTTTTGCATCCCGGTCGATATGGGGATGATGAAGGGCTTCGCGCGCATGGGGAATATCGAACGTGCTGCAGTGATCGGATTCGTCGGCAAGCCTGGAGCTATACTTGTCATCGACAGGATCAGCTTTGACGTTCAACGTGACACTAATGAATGAGGTGTGCAATGGAAGGCGTGGAAGAGAAACAATGGACGCAGGCGGACGAGGATTCATTCAATCAGCTTGCGGCAACGATGAAGGAGTTGGAAGCGAGGCGCAACGGTGCAATCTCGCGCATGCAGCATGCCGTCTCAGCCATACTGCGGCAACACACCAGACGCTATCCGCTCGAAGAGTGTGACGTGGTCAACTTCATCATCGCCAAACGAAAGGAGTTGGTTGACGTGCTGTCTTGATCGACCGTTCCAGACAAAGAAAGGCCGGTGTCCCCGGCCTTTGTCACATCTACTCCACCCTACGCCCCACCCGATCCTACTCGAACACAGCCTTGGTACCAAATAATGTGTCCGAGGCGCATTAACTCCCGCCAATCTCGTCCGAATCCTCGACGTATGCCCTCGCTGCGTCCGTGCCAGGCTCCGGATGCCGTCCGGTTTCAGCAGCTTGCTTGGCTGCGTGGCTGTTCTTGTAGAAATCATCCAGGCTGCTACCGGCACGCGTGATGCCTTTATCGTCCACAACGGTGACGCCAAGCAGAATGTTCAACTCCTTGATGGCCGCGAGTTTGGTGCTGCACTTCGTCATGCCGTTATTGGCGAGCGACAGTAACTCATACACTGCCATCTTGGCATCCCACATCTGGCTCGGCTGCGTCTGGCCGAACTTTTCTGCGAATACCTTGCGATAGACGATGTTGTGTTCAAGGGCCTCGATGCGCCGATCCAAGTACAGGTCTGCGTAGTCCGTTCCGAACACGCGCAGGAATGCCCGTTCTGCGCTATAGCCTGCAACGCGATAGTCGGCGTATTCGCTGACGATTTCGAGGTTGTCCAGCGCAAACTGCTCATTGCGAAAGTACTGTGGACCAAGGATGTTGGTTGTGAGTATGTCCTGGCCTGGCTCATAGCCACGCTCGTCATTCTTTCGCGATTGGTACTCTTGCTGATCCTTCATGCGGGCCATGATGATTGCTCGCTTTAATGTGTGAGTGTCAATGCGAACGATTGTACGTGTGTGGAGTGTTAAATCATGTTGCTTTATTCACTGACTTCGTGCGTGTTGCTGACTGTTTGGCGCCATTGATTCAGCCGCTGTCCGAAGTTTGATGGAGGAGCGCAGGCTTGTGACCAACGGACACAGCCGCAAGTCGGTGAACTCCAATTCAATGGGTTTGGACACTGTACGTTGAGTAATTCAACTCGGTTAGCCGCGAACAACGCGAAATCCAATTTCTTTGACCCAAGCGGGATAAGGCTCGATGAGTGTTAAGTTGAATAATTGTAATAATTGAGTAGGTATAGATCGTATATAGGTAAAGCAATGGGGTATAGGTGGTTGCGGGTCTGTTGCAACTATCCCAATTCTCAACGGGCCAACGAAATCACACACAGAATCAAGAACTTACGATGTCCGATCGAGTTGGCCAAATTGGTCAACTCCCTTCAAATGTGTTCGAATTCAGGGTATTGACTAAATCCACAAAGTATAGTAGGCATCGCAAATCAATGTCCATCAGCATCAAAAAATAAAGCCGCGATGTACGCGGCTCCATCAACCATGAGCTATCAAACTCACCCAAATGACTTCGCCAGATGATCAAAATTCATCACACCAGGAAAGATGAACCCAAGTTCACTTTCCTTGAATACATGTGCAACAGCCCCTTTCCGGCGAACAAATGATATAACCTCAACCACCAACCGATCCATGTTCGAATCAATCCACACATCATCCCGTCCAACCTGATGGAATTGCAATCGAATTGCGGAAGGAAGGTTGCTGTTCACGAGCGCCATATTGCCGCACCCCGCTCCACTTTCACGACAGATATAGGCGCAGCTGGTTGCCACCTTGGCGAATATCTTCACATAGTCAATCTTATCCATGATTCTAAAATCCTCCATCCGGCTTCTCGCCTGGCACGTACTTCTCAACAGAACCGTCCGACGTGAAATCACGGACTACGCCGACTGACTCAACAAACTCCTCTATGGTGTGGAAATCTGGGAACAAATAGCCCGGATAACCGCCTGTGAATGCGTGCTCCACAGCACCCAGAGCCATCATCTTGTTCTTCAGGTGACGCCAATTCGGCTTAATATGGCGGAGCGAGTCCATGAAGTACCGCTTGAACTCTCCAGTGCGAACGCCAACCGCTTTAACACCTTGCTTGTTGGTCCAGACGAACTTCGGCCCCTCTTTCAGCATCGGCACGAGATAGACCTCGAACACATCATCCTGAATCGTGCCGGAGTCTCGCGCCATTTCGGCCTTGGAAAATTCACTGACCTGACGGATGACGTCGCCAACAAAACGCGCATACATGCCTTCGCCGTTCTCTTCGAACCACGCGGCGCACTCCGCCATGATCTGCCACACGTCCTCGTGGAGGGTTTCCCAGACGGAATCCTTCACCACAAAGTCCTTGCGCCAATCGGGCTTGCCGAGATAGTCAGGTAGCTGGCCGCAGAAGATCGGATAGAAACGGCGATTGCCAGTCTCGTCACGCTGCATCCCTTCATACTTGTTGCCGTCCATCACGGCGATCCATTGCCGCTGCTGCAAGAAATGCCCTTCAAACTTGTGGTGCATCGGATCAGCAGGGCGTGTGACGAACTCTTTAATCTTGTTCAGGTCGCCGCGATTGAAGCCGGTCATTTCGCCGATATTTGCGATGACCGAGTGCCCTGTGATGTCGCGCAGGAAGTCGATCTTGTTACCGTCCAGGTTCAACTGCACCGAATCCGATTCTTCATCACCAGTGATGATTTGGGACAGTGCCTTGGTGAAACGCGACTTGCCGCAACCCTGCGCACCAAACAACGACAACACGATAGGCGCAAGCGCACCGGGCATCAATACGCGCGCATAGAGCGATAGCCAGAAATACTTGCCGAAGTTGCGATTAAGAGGCGTGTCGTTGCACTCGAAAATTTCAATCAGCTTCGTCTCCAGACGGCTTTGCCCATCCCACACCGGCATCGTATCTTCTACGTGCCGTATCAGGTCATTTTGCTTATTGTGGAATGCCCATTCGCGCAGGAACTCGCGCGTGCCTTTTGCTGTTGCTCCTTTCAATCCGGCTGCAGCAAACGCTTCGACCCAGTTGAGAACCGGATAGTGGTCATCGATGATGTCGCCGTTGTGGTCCACGACGCGCCCGCGAAACAGATCGTGCCGTGGCAGCTCTTCCTCGTCTTTGAACATTGAGTCCAGCACCAGCTTCTTGTTCTGATCGGTCATCAACGGTTGTGAGACGAATGAGTCGCCCTGTCTGATCTTCTTCACGTCCGCATACTGGATTGCGCCGGATACAAACAGTTGCCGCGCTCTTGCAACGATGTCCTTTTCCTTCCGCATCTGCGTTGCCGTCTCTTCCACCAACTCACGTGCAGCTAGCTGCCTGGCCTTCAACTCCTCTGCCTTTCCAACACCCTCTTCCATCGCCCCGTCCATCGCATCATCAAAGTCAATGGACATTTGTTACTTCCCCTGCGCAGCAATGTTTGGACGCGTCCAGTAATTGAACGACTGGGTATTGTCGTATGGCCAACCCGCATAGCGCGCGACTTCCGAGCGGGTTGCGGGTTGCACCAGCTTCGTTGACTTGGCAGGGACGGGCACAACTGAAAGCGTGCCGTCCCTGCCAAGGAATCGCTCCCATTTATCCATCGCGACTTGAACTGCAATTCCGATGTCCGCCGCTTTGATGCAGTCCACCACGCGCCCGGATTTAATCACATTGAACCACGCGCCTTTCTTATTCATTTGATCACCTTGAAGTCGTCAACCCCGTATGCAAACAATTCCCGGTTCGCTTTCTCCAACGATTCTGCGATGGCCGGTATCGCCACTTTATCAACGAACGCTGCCCACGTTCGCTTCCAATCCTTGCGGCAAGTATCGTGGCCGCAGCCAAATACATAATCGTACTCCGCGCCCGGTATCCTCTCGCGGAAATATGCGCCGTATGGATCACCGTTGGAATGTTCTTCGCCCCAGGGGCAACGAATTCGATACTTTCCAGACATGTTCATGGCGACTTCGCCGCCTGTGCTTTCCCCAGCTTTAGCTTGCGACAGTACATGTATCGAAGCGCGCAGCCAAACGGCATCATACGCCAACGTCTCTGCGCGTTCCGCCTCTTCTTCAGGAGTCAGAAGCCTTTCGACTGGCTCAATGATTGAAAAGCCAAGTCTAGCTGCGATTTCATCCATGCTGTATCGGCGTGAATACTCCGCTTCGACGAGTCTGACTGCAAATACGCCATTGCCAACTGGATACTTGAAGGTGCCATCTTTGCCGCGTTTGTTATTAACGCCGACAGGCATGCGTCCGTACCGAGATACGTCTCGAATTGTGCTATCGCCGCCCTTGTCCACAAGGCATTCGGCAACAAACCCCATGAGGAATGCTTTGAATCGCCGAAGGTTGGGGCAGGGCTGGTCAAGGAAGTACCACAATTGGTGATTACCAGGGGATGTCTCGACGACTGCTGTGGGAAGAAGTTTCCCATAGAAGTCGTCGAGAACGAGTCCGCCTTTGCTTCCCTTTCCGGTTCCAATATCGTCCACCATGAGGGCGAGTCCGTGCCCGAAGCTGGCTTCCCCTCTCCAATACCGAAGAACTCCAGTGCGTGGGTTCGGAGTGCGGATGGAACTTGAAATGCAGACATAGCAGTTATCCTGCGCGCGGATGTGCTTGCCGGGAGCCCAAGGAACTGGCCACCAGCCTGCGTTGAGTTTTTTGCCTTCGGAGTCGGTCTGGACGGTTGCCTCATCCGCGTATCCGACCATTACGCGCTCGTCTTTTGGGAGTCCCATGGCGAGTTCCGAGAGGAACCGCTCTGCGATTTCTGTTCTTTCTCTGGGCGTCTGTGCCACTTGCTCTTCCTTTCTTGGTAGTATTTACCGATCCTCAACTGCAGGTCCGAGGAACCAGGTAAGTATCGCCTTAAGTTCTGTCGTTGAGTCAACTATTTCAACTTACGAATCGTAAGCATCCGCGATCCTCAGTGTGCAGCGCGCTCATTGGAGTGCGCTTATACTCAGTCCGTCGCTCGTGATGAACGACTCGGACAAATCGCCGATGTGTGCCATAGAAAGGAGAAGAATTGTGCTTATCATCCGTAACAAGCCGCTGTCTGGTTTCCTGAATACCCTATACCTTCCGCGCAACGCAAAGCTGCTCGGACTAGATTTCGACCAACATCGCGGCCTGTGCGTCTCGGTCCTCGAAGACTTCTGCGCGCCGCCTGAGCAGGCTTACAAGATCATCGTCGCCAAGGCCGATTACGACACCATTGACGTTCCCGAGCAGTTCCTTGAGTACATCGGCAGTTATACGCCGAAGACGGCAAAAGCCCCTCTCATCACCCATCACGCCTTCCTGATAACCGATCCTGCGGCTGTGCGTCGCGAATCGATGCTGGAAAGCAATCAAAACGAACGTATCAACTCTGACGCGGAGTAACACCCATCATGGAATTCAACGAAGGCCAGCTTCAAGGCATCGAGCGTATTGGAAAGTGGTTCAAGGGCTGGCAGGACGGACGCCACCGCAAACAAGTGTTCTTCATGGACGGCCAGGCCGGTACGGGTAAGACCAGCACCGCTCGCAAAGGATCGGAAGAGTGCGCGCCTGAGTACCGCGTCGTGTATATTGCGCCTACCGGGAAGGCCGCAAGCCGACTGCGCCAGAAGGGCTGCAAGCTGGCAAAGACACTTCACGGCTTCGCCTACAACGTGCGCGGCGAGGACGAGGAAGGCGAACCGATTTTTCATGAGAAGGGATTTCTGGACGATAAGCCGTTGCTCGTCGTGCTGGACGAGGCATCGATGGTCGGTCAGCGCGATATGCAGGCAGTTTTGCGCCATGGCATTCCTGTTCTCGCGCTCGGAGACTTGGGCCAGCTACTTCCGGTCAACGCGCCACAAGCGCTGACGCCTGAACATGTCGATCACACGCTAACGCAGATCGAGCGCCAGAAGGGCGATTCCAATATCATTCGCGGCGCATCGTTCGTCCGCCAAGGCAAGCGCTTGCCGCTGCGCGAATACCACGATGTGCAGGTGCGCTCTGGGATTCCGCCGCTGGATGACTTGCTGGGGCACGTTGGCGAGGATTCGCAGATTCTTTGCTCCTACAACAACACTCGCGTCGGAACCAATCAGGCGATCCGCGAGGCGCTTGGCTACAAGGATCAGCTGCCGATGCCGGGTGAGAAGGTGATGTGCATGTTCAACCAGCACACCTACAACTTCATGAACGGCGAGCAAGGCATCGTCATCGGTTACGAGGACATCCCTGATTCGGTGCGCGATGTTGAGGAAGACCTGGCGGACGAAATGATCTATATTCGCCTGCGCTCGTTGACGGATGGCAAAGAACGCCGAATGATGTTCAATCCGTTGTCGTTTAGCCACGATTTAGACACCCGGAAAGAAGCGCTCAAGGGCGTTGGCGGCTTCGATTTCGGCTATTGCTGCACTGTACATAAGAGCCAGGGCAGCGAATGGGACCGTGTGCTGGTCATCGAGGAGCCGATGGGCGACTACAGCAAGCTGATGTACACCGCCTATACGCGCGCCATCAACAACCTGCGCATCTACCGGCGGTGACCGGCGCCACCAAGGACCAAAAAAATGACCATCAACGAACACACCAAGTTCTCCACTGATCTTGATCCGGTGGCCTTCTTCGATACGCTTCAAGAGGCAAAGCTGCACGAGCGCAAGATTACGGCCCGCCGGTTCGTCCAGAACATGGCAGATCAAGAGTTCACCCTAAGTGTCTCCGACGAGTTCACCAACGCTTTTGTTGACAATCTTATCGAAGGCTTGTGCAGGTTGATGGAATGGGAGTTGTAAATGATGTTCTGGACGATGTGGATGTTGTTGTTTGGCCAATGGACTGTGAACCCTTTCAACACACTGAGGAGTAAAGAGGAGGCGCGGCAAAGGGAACGCGACTGAACACTACAACGCTGACGGGCGCAGGTAAAATTCTTGCACCGACGGCGTTTTGTCGTTGACCCTTTGTTGAACGTCAACCATTCAGGAGAAGAGAATATGTCAAACGCGCACCACCACGAGCATGGCCACCACGCACACACGCAGCACAATCCGAAGCCTGAAATGACGGAGGCCGAAAAGGCTGCTGCAGCCAAAGAAGCGGAGAAGGCTGCAAAGGAAGCCGAGCGCGTGGCCAAGCGTGAGGCAAAGGAAAAGGAGCGCGCGGAGAAGGCTGCTGCAAAGGAAGCCTCGAAGGCCGAAAAGCAAGCCGAGCGCGAAGCCAAGAACGCTCAGAAGGAAGCCGAGCGCGCAGAGAAGGCAGCACAGCGCGAATCCGAGAAGGAAGCGAAGAAGGCCGAACGCGCTGCTGCTCGCGAGCAGGAATCGGAAGCGAAGAAGGCCGAACGCGAAGCTGCGAAGGAAGCCGCTAAGGCTGCGCGCGCCGAGGAAGCCGCGAAGAAAGCTGCGGAGAAGGCCGCTGCCAAGGAAGCGTTGAAGGAAGCCCGCAAGGCCAATGTCGCCGAGCGCGCACGCCTGATCGAAGAGCGCAAGGAGGCCACGAAGATTAGTGGCGAGCGCCGCGAGAAGGCCACGCACGTCACGTACACAGGCAACGGCTTCAGCAATCCGCAGGCCGTCAGCACGCGTGGCAAAGTCCTTCAGCACATCAAGGACAACTACAGCGTCGGTGACACCATCGCCATCGAAGACTTGGCCAAGTCATGCAAGCCGTTTCTGTATGGCGCATCGGTCCGCTCGTACCTGAGCAAGCTGGAGGAGCGCGGCCACCTGGATTTCGTGACGCTCCAGCCCGAACCCGCTGCAGCTGAATAACCCTCGCAACGAGCGAGCACATGGCTGATTGCCAACATGCAAGTCAGCCATAATCAGCCCGGTTAATCACCGGGCTTTTCTTTGCCCATCACAAACGTACAGTCAAAAATGGCTAAAACCATCATCGTTGGGGCCGGACTCGCTGGCCTGATCACCGCATGCAAGATTCAAGAAGCGGACATTTACGAGGCCGGAAAGCGCGCAGAGAACCACAAGGCGCTGCTTCGGTTCCGCGACGATTCAGTGTCGCGCCTGACCGGCATCCCGTTTCGCGAGGTACGGGTGCGCAAAGGCATCTATTGGAACGGGCGACACTATGCAGAGTGCAACCCGATGTTTGCCAACTCCTATGCGCGCAAGGTCACAGGCCGCATCGCTGCTGATCGATCGATCTGGAGTCTCGAAACGGCATCGCGCTTCATCGCTCCGGAGGACTTCTATGACCGGTTGGTTGAGCGACACTACCAGCGCATCAAATTCGAGAACTCCATCCATGACATCCCACGCGGCAACAAGCACAAGATCGTCAGCACCGCGCCTCTTCCGGTCATCATGAAGTTGTGCGGCTTGACGGCTCCGGCTTGCGATTTCAGCGCCAGCCCCATTGAGGTGCGGCGCTTCCGCCTTCCGGCTGGCACGGATGTGTTCCAGACCATTTACTTTCCGGAGTTGGACTGGCGGACGTTCCGAGCCAGCATCACAGGCAATCTGCTTATCGTGGAGCAGATGAAGGACTGCCACTTCAGCTTTGGTTGGAAGTATCCGGAAATCCCAGAACTTGACAAAGTTTGCGCTTCCTTCGGACTTGACGCGTACACTGATTTGGAGGAGATTGAGCGTGTCGATCAGAAGTATGGCAAGATTGTCGATATTCCGCGCCAGCAGCGCGAGGCGATTTTGTATGAGTTGACGCGCGACTTCAACGTATTCAGCATTGGGCGGTTTGCGACGTGGCGCAATATCCTTCTGGACGACGTGGTTAAGGATATTGACATCGTGCAACGGCTCATGGAGTCTTCGACCTATGGGCGTGAACTGGTTCTAGCGAACCGATAGCCTGGGAGAGGATTATGAAACGCTTACTTTTGGTTGCCGCGCTGATTGGCGCAAGTCTCAATGCAATGGCTCAACCGATCCCTGAGTGGGCAGCAGAGGCCGGTAAGGCTTGGCGATATGTCGGCCATTCTGTTGACGGCGAGACGAGAGTAAGCGTGGAACGGCGAGTACACCATCAAGGCAACGCCACAATTGCTGGCGTAAGATTCGATTTCGCCCACCCGGAAGATCATGGTGGCGCAGACGCAATCGAAGCAGTCGTCAATATTAAATGTTCTTCTCCGCGCGCCTTCTCCAAAATGCACATGACAGTGTTCGGTGGAGGAGTTGTGCTCGCTGACGGTCCGCTGCAGTCTCGCGGTGAGCCCATTGAGAAAGGCTCGCTTTTTGAAATTGTCGCCACCTATGCGTGCGCGGCAGACAGATAATTTGTGAGCAAATGACCACGTCAAGAAGCCGTAGGATTATGATTTCTACCACAATCTTCTTCGCCAGTATGAGCACCATTTCCACTAGAGTGTCTAAGAACGGACAAGTTACGTATCAGGTGAAGGTCAGGAGAAAGGGCCAAAAGACCCAAAGCTCCACATTCCATACCATAGAAGACGCAAAGGCATGGGGATTAAAGAAAGAAAGAGAATTTGATGAAGTTCAGAATGGCATGTCATCGCCAAATTTTAATTTGCCATTCAGAGTGATAGTCAAAAGGTATCTTGATGAGGCGTCAATTTTTAATCGAGGCCATGAGGTTGAGTTTTGGACTGCGCAAAGGTGGTTAAGAGAAAGTATCGCCGATGCAACCATAGGACAATTCGATCAAGCCATGCTGGATGAATACGTATTCCACAGATTGTCATCAGTCAAGGCATCAACAGTTCAAAGAGAACTGAACATAATGCGCGCAGTCTTCAAGCATGCTGGTGAATGTGACGGCATTTCATTCAAAATTAATTGCACTCGTAGAATGGGCATATACAGCATTCAAGCCCCTAACGGAGAAACATACATTGGCCAGTCAGTTAATGTCGATGAACGACTTTCTGCCCACATTCGGATGCTAAAAGCTAGAAAGCACTCAAACCATGAATTACAGAAAGTTGCCGATGAAGTCGGCGTTTGCGCTCTAAAGACTTCTGTGCTTGTTCTGTTGGATTCAGAATCTGATCTTGATGCAGCAGAGCAGAACGGCATTGAACAGGTGCAAAGTCCACTGAGACTGAATATGGTTAACGCACCACGAAGTAGATCAATCAACAAACAGAGGAACTGACATGATCACAACCGAAGGCACCGGCCAATACCCGCTGTACATTTTCGATCTGGACGGCACGCTGGCCTTGATCGAGCATCGCCTCCACTTCGTTACGCGCCCGGTCGGAAACGTCAGGGGCTGGGAGGCGAACTGGAAAGCGTTCTATGAGGCGTGCGACCGCGACCAGCCCAACTGGCCGGTGATCGGCACCATGCTGCAGCTGTATGCCGTGGGTTGCGACGTTCGAATCTGGAGCGCCCGAGAGGACAGCGTTCGCGGGAAGACGCTGATGTGGCTGCACACTTACACTCGCATCCCGCTGATTAAGCTGGAGCAAATGGTCAAAATGCGCACGGAAGGCGACTATACACCCGATGAGCAGCTGAAGCGTAAGTGGCTCCACCTGATGTCCAAGCAAGAGCGCAGCCGCGTCTGTGCCGTATTCGATGACCGCAACAAGGTTGTTGAGATGTGGCGCGCCGAGGGTGTACCATGCTTCCAAGTTGCGCGCGGTGACTTCTGATGTTCCGCCTCCTCATCACCACCATGAACTGCGGCATTCCGGTTGGATCGGTCATCGAGCACTTCGACTCCATGCAGGAAATGCAAGCTGCTGAGCGTGCGTTGGATCAATCCAATGAACGTTGGCAATTGTCCGCAGACTACCGGAAAGAGCGAGAGCTTTACTATTATTGCGAATTGAGTTGATGTCGTGCTGTACGTGCGATAGTCAATTATGATTCTCGCACGTACAGCAAGTGAGAAAGAAATGGACAGGCGGGAAAGAGAATTTAAGATGGTCCTGGAGCATTTGGCCGAGGGCCTGACCTTCGAACAAATCGGGGCTAAGTATGGCATTTCGACGGCGCGCGCTCATCAGATATATGTCGGCGTCCTGGCGCGACTCGGCATCAGCGGCAAGCCCAACGCAGCAAGTGTTGGTCTTGCCATCCAGCGTTGGGCCGCAAACAATACGCGTGATCGCGGCATTATGGACACACCAGAATGGTTCCACGTCCTACTCAAGCACGAGCGAGAAGAAGACGAGCGCAACGCATACTACCGGAACCTTGACTAAGGAGCAGTATGTGTACCGCAGCAATCGAGACATGACTCACCAACCAATTGGCACCTTCTACGCCAATCAACAACAGAAAGGAGCAGAAAGAATGAGCACAGCAACGGAGCAATTGTCTGGTGCGGTCAACGCCGCCAAGCGTGCAGAAGCCAGGCGCTTGAACATGCGCGAGGATTTCATCCTCAACAACTGGTTGCACAGCCGCGAATACAAACGCGGCGAGTCCATTGAGCAGATCGTCGAGGCTGCCAAACAAGCCCTCAGCATCGAAGGGTTGAACTACAACCACATCCAGTTCCGGTTGGAAACCTTCAAGGATACGCTGCCGTTGCCGAAGCCCGAACCTTTGTCTGTGCTTGATCGGCTTCACCGACTGGAGCGCGCCGTCTCCACCCTCGCAAGCGGCCGAATCAACGGAAACTCTACTTCGTCTGAGCTTGCCTGGTTGGCGGATTTCATCAACGAAACAGGCCTGTAACCTGCTGCACAAAGGAGGGTGCTACAATAGCGCCTTCCTCACGAAGAAAGGATAGAAAGTGAAAGTCACATTGAAGCGGTACACACCGGACGCGCTTGAATTGCTGGTCGATACGAAGACCACGCGCATGCGCGGCAAGACTGCAGCTGAAATGTCGGAGGCAGAACGCTATGAGCACTTCAAGTACATGCTTGATACGATCAAGTCGCCATTCGAGTTCGTGGACTACATCTTCCACATCGAAGGGGTGTCCAAGAACTTCACACACCAGCTGGTTCGGACGCGCACAGGCGCGTATCAGCAGGAGACGAGCCGCGCGCTGGAGGTCAATGTCTACGACAGCGTAACGCCGGATGAGTTCAAGTTTGATGAATCTCTGTTCAGGTTGTGGTCTGACGCGCTGGCGGATATTGACGCCAACTACAAGCAATTGATTGCCGCAGGCGCGAATCTCCAAGATGCGCGCTCGATCCTGCCGACGAATATGCCAACGGCTATCGACGCGAAATTCAACCTGCGGACGCTTAGCGACATGGCCAAGGTGCGTCTGTGCGCACGCACGCAAGGCGAATACCAGCAAGTGTTTCGCTTGATTCGAGAGGAAGTGCTGAAGATCCATCCGTGGACCGATCCACTTTTGCAGGTGGCATGTGTCGCAACGGGCCAGTGCGCATTCCCGCGTTGGGGTTCTGTCGTGCTACAAGCCGACAAAGGCGATCCGCGTGTGGCCAAGGACAAGTCGCTCGGACTGAGCAAAGAGAACGGCGAATGGGAATGGAATTGCCAGACTGACAAATTCGAGTCATACCAATGCCCGCACTATCGGCCATGGATGGACCTGTCCTTGGAGAAGGAGGCGCTGCGGTTATCCTTTTGGTCGGCAGATTCAATAGCCCAAGCCAACCCTGTAGCAAAAGACGGAAGGAGCATGTAGATATGGATTATCAGCAAGCATTCGCAGAACATCGCGAGCGAGTCATCAGAGAGACAGCGCAGAACGGACAGCCGACTCGTCGAGTTCTGAATGACAATGTTGTTATGTTCGATCTGGACGGCTGCGTCAGCAACGACATCTGGCGTCGTGGGCGCATTCCGGAAGGTGCAAGTAAGTTCGAAGACTATCAGCATTACCACGACGGCTGCGGCGACGATCCGTTGATTGATCATGGCGCACGGCTTCTCGAAAAGCACATCGTGGATGGCGACTTCATAACGTTCACAACGGCACGCCCGTTCAATGTGGCCGAGAAGACTGCGAAATGGATCAGCAATCACTTCAAGATTGCGCCGGTTCACGACTTCATGATCTTGATGCGCCAGGACAACGACGGTCGCAGCGCGGTTGACATCAAGCGAGAGTTCGTCAATCACATGCGCGCTTTCGAGCGTGAGACTGGCAAGAAGGTCATCGCGGCGTATGATGATCGGCTTGACATCATCGACATGTACCGCGAGGCAGGGCTGAATGCCGCCATCGTCAATGAACACGGATACTTCCCGGCGCAGTCGCGCGCCCAGGATACCCCTGCTGGCAACTTTATGATGGATCAGCCGGCAGGTGCGGAGAGCGTCGAAGAGGCGCTGCGCACTCTCCACATCATTTCGCCCGAAGGAAAGCCGGAAGCGCCTCCGCGCCATCCCGTCGCGCGCATTCTCGAAGAAGCCGCAGAGACTTTCGACGGGCGTAACTCGAAGTACCGCGACAATGCCGTCAAGGTCGGTCGCGTCATGGAGGCGCTTTTTCCGGACGGCGTGAACCTGAACAACTCGGACGACTTTCACATCTTTCATCTGTTCGAGTTGATGATTGTGAAGTTGACGCGATTCGTCAACTCGGACCTGACCCATCAAGACTCGATCCGCGACATGATTGTGTACGGAGCGATGGTCGAGAACCTGGTGTATGATCACAACATCAGCTTGGATGGGGAGACGCAGAGTGTGTAAGACCGCCATCGTCACCGGGTCGTCCAGCGGACTTGGCCTGGCCATCAAGGAGGCTCTTGTCAATTTGGATTGGTCCGTGTTCTCTTATGACCGAAGTGAAGGCGATGACATCATCCGTCCTTCTGGTTGGGTGAGTGAACTGAACCATCTTGACTTGCTCGTCAACTGCGCCGGCATCAATCACAACGAGTGGTTCGAAGATGTCAGTTGCGAATCGCTCGAACACGTCATGGAAGTCAACGCTTTCGGCATTGTCTACATGACGCAAGCATGCCTTCACGCGCTCAAGAAGTCTCTCGGCACCGTCATCAACATCGTATCTAACGCGGCGCATATCCCGATGACTAGCAGCTTGGCCTACAACATGTCCAAGGCCGCTGCCCTGATGGCGACGAAACAGATGGCGCACGAGTTGACGCCGAAGTACGGCATCACAGTATTCAGTGTCTCTCCGAACAAGCTGCGCGGGACCGGCATGAGCAAGCAGATTGAAGAAAATGTCTGCAGGGTTCGCGGATGGACTCCGGAGTATGCTGCTGCGTATCAGAAAAAGGCCCTGATGCACGGCCTGGAAACGGAGCCGCGCGATGTTGCCGACTTCATTGCCAACCTCGTCACAACCGGACAATCGAAGTTCATGTCTGGTTGTGACATCCCCTTTGGAAAGTGAGATGGAAAAGGAACTACGCGAGGCAGTCACCGAACTGTGCCACGCAGATGAGCCAGCCGCAGAAATTCTGTTGCACTTCGTTAACTTTCTGAACGAGGACACTCGGATGCAATCGCCCACGTCGATGATGCATCATTTGACGACGGCCCTGGTAGAATTCGAGGGCGCGATGGAGCCTGAACCCGAACCCGGCGACCCGCCGCCACTCGTCCACGCTACATCGGCTGGCTGATCAACAACCACTCATTCAAGGCTTATAGCAAATGCCGCAATTCAAAATCGAACAAGTTGCGCTGTACCCAGTCAACCCAGTGGAGGCACGCTCGCTCCTCTCGGACCTTGGCTTGTCGCACTGGATTCATGACACGGTCGTCGCTGCTGGCGAAGTGTTCGGCGAGGCCGGTGAGAACGAGGCCCACCTATCTTTCAACTACCAGTCTGGAAACGGCTCCGACAAGGAAGCTGGTAAGCCGCTGGAGTTGGAAGTGCTGCATTACGCAGACGGGCCGAACTGGATGGATCAACGTGCTGCTGGTGTCAGCCATCTTGGAATGCACGTCACAGATCGTCAGCTGATGGAATTCGATGAAGTTTTTCGCAAGCACGGCATCGGCATTGCACAGCGCGTGGTAACGCAATCGCACACCAATGAGGCTATCAAGGACTCCAGGCGATACAAGTACGTTATCTATGACACGCATGAAATCATCGGTGTCGATCTCAAGTTCATCGTTCGACTTCCCTACACGTCAGCGCAGTAAACTAGGCGCGTGCCGTCTATCGAAAGACACTCAAGGCACGCTGCCAACGTAACGCGACAGGCCAGAGCCCACCCGTTGATGTTGGTCCGGCTCTGGCACTCAGTCGTAATCCGTTTGCCCAGGAGCCGCTGCTGCGGCTTTTTGTTTATCCACAGAAAGGATCAGAATGAGCAAGAGGACTCAACGCGCTATTGCGCGCCGTGAATTCTTTGGTGGACGCAAGCCATCGAAGATGTCAAATATGGCCAACTCATTTGGCCAGCCGATTGGCAAGACGGTGTGCATCCGTTCCATGCGTCGGTACTATCGCGTCCACCATCTTCATCTTCGTCGTGCTATCGGCAGTAATTTTGGCAGACTGATTCGGGGATACGAGAAGAGGGATGTGTATCGTGACTGCTCTTCCAAGAGGGTTGCACGCGACGTTCGAAGTCAGCGTCGTATGTTTGCAGACCACGCGCGCTATCTGGAAACGACCATGCTCAGGAGTGCCGACTGATGCTATTTGCCGTGTTCGATACGGAAACGACTGGCCTGCCGTTCCATCCGCAAGCGCCAATCGACAAGCAGCCGCGGATCATCGAATTCGCAGGCTTGATCACGGACGGTGATGCTATCCTTGCAACCCTGGAGTTCATTTGCAACCCTGGCATAGCCATCGAAGCGATCATTACCGAAATAACCGGCTTGAAGAATGAGGACTTGGCTGGCAAACCTCCGTTCTCTTCATTCGTCGGGGATGTGTTTGATTACTTCGCACAAGCAGAAGGGCGAATTGCGCACAATCTGTCATTCGACAAGGGCATGTTGCAGTTTGATTTAAAGCGCATCGGAAAGTCGCTTGACGACATAAATTGGTTCACACCGACCAGCGGTAAGCCGGCAGTCGAAATCTGTACGGTGGAGCAGACGTATCATGAGTACGGCAAGCGCCAGCGGCTGCAGGACTTGTACAATGAGCTCATCGGCAAGTACGTCCAGAAGCACAGAGCATTGGACGACGTGAAGTTGCTGCATGAGGTCTGCAAAAAGATAGGTGTGTACGAAGCATTCAAGGAGGTCGCATGACGTTTCCGCAATTGCGCGTTCGATCCGGTTACAGCTATCGCGATGCCTACGGCCGTCACCCTGAGATCATCGAGCGACTGAAGGAAATCGGTTGCTGTTCGGCCGCGCTCGTCGATTGGGGTACGTGGGGCCACGTTCGGTGGGAGCAGGCGATGGCCAAGGCCGAACTCGATTCAATGTTTGGCATGGAAATTCCGATGATCATGCTGGGCGCTGACGGCGAGCCGAACGCCCGTAAGCCGCGTGCTTGGGTGCTGGCGGAGGACACCAAGAAGTTCTACAACCTGACGACTTCCGCCGTTCGCGGGAAGGGTCTGACGCATCGCGAACTGGCCGATGCACAGGGCGTTATCAGATTCCCTGGTGGCGCACTCGATCTGCCGATGGATGCATACGATTACATCGACGTCAACCCGTCATCGTATGTGCAAGCACACCGCTCCGTTCAGTTGCACCGGAAAACCGGCATCCCGATGGTTCTGACCAGCTATAACGACATGCCTGATCCGAAGCATCGCAACTTTGCGTATGCGTGGGAGGTTCGCGATTCGGTGGGAATGCGCCACATCGCAAGCCCTGACGAAATGTGGGAAGTGCTGAAGTACATGATGACGGCGGACGAGTTCCATATCGCAGAGCACAAGACTCACGAAGTCGCAGAGCGTCTGGAAGGAAAGAAGTTGCCAAAGGCACCGTTGATCCACTTGGAAGGTGACTTGGTAGCCCTCGCGCGAGAAGGACAGCACAGCCGTCTGGCGCGCGGCCACATCAAGGAATGGACGGAAGAGTATGAAGCGCGATTCAACCTCGAAATTGAGCAGATTCAACTCAAGAAGTTTGATTCATACTTTCTCGTTGTGTCTGATCTGGTTCGCTTTGCGAAAGAGCACATGCTTGTCGGGCCAGCGCGCGGCTCGTCTGCAGGATCGTTGGTGTGCTACCTATTGGGCATCACCGAAGTTGATCCCCTTCCTCATGATCTTCTATTCCAAAGGTTCATCGATATCTCTCGTGCGGACTTACCTGATATCGACATCGACTTTGCCGATACCAAACGCCACCTTGTTTTTGAATACCTGCGCGATAAGTATGGGCATCAGAATGTCGCAAAGCTAGGCAACATCAATACGCTGAAAGCCAACAGCGTAATGGCGCAGGTAGGCAAGAAGTTCGGAATTTCATACAACGAAACGGCACAAATCAAAAATGCACTCATTGAGTATTCAAGCGGTGATGCTCGCTACGGCAAAGGATTGGAAGATACTTTTGCCAACACCAGCCCTGGACAAGAGTTCCGAGAACGCCAACCCGCCGCAGCCGCCTGCATGTCTGATCTCGAAATTCATCCCAGCCACACTGGAGTGCACGCGGCTGGAATCCTCGTATGTAACGACCGTATCAGCGACTACTGCACGGTGAATGAAGAAGGGGTGGCGCAGATCGACAAGCCGGACTCAGAGCACTTGAACCTGCTGAAGATTGACGCGCTGGGCCTTCGCACCCTCGGCATCATCGAGGACACCGGATGTGTTACGGCGGATGAGTTGTACTCGCTGCAGTTGGACGATCCGGAAGTGTTCAAGATTCTCAACGATGACAAGGTCAGCGGCATTTTCCAGTTTGAAGGCGATGCTGTTCGCTCTGTGACGCGTTCCGTGGATGTGGATCGGTTCTCGAAGATTGACAACCTAACGGCGCTTGCTCGCCCAGGCCCGCTGGCATCCGGCATGGCCCAGAAGTACATCGCCCGCGCCAACGGCTCGGAGCCTGTTACATACGACGTGCCGCAGCTGGAGAAGTACCTGAAGGACACTTACGGCGTTTTCCTGTACCAAGAGCAGATCATGTCTGTGGTTAAGGAAATCGGGTTGTTTGACTGGGTCAAAACCTCTGCCGTTCGTAAGGCCATGTCCGGTCGCAAGGGCGAAGAATACTTCAACAAGATGGGAGAGGACTTTGTACAAGGCGCAACGTCACAAGGAGTTCCGCTCGATCAAGCGAAGAAAATCTGGCAAGAAATGGTCACGTTCGGTTCTTGGGGCTTCAATAAATCTCACTCCGTCAGTTACGCCGTTGTTACATACTGGACTTGCTGGCTCAAGAGATACCATGGACTTCAGTTTGCAGCTGCGTGTCTCCGTGCGGCGAAAGATGATGAGCAGACTATCGCTATCCTTCGCGAGTTGGCGAAAGAAGGCATTGGGTACACGCCTATTGATCCGGACCACTCTGAGATGAACTGGGTGGTGGCAGATGGACGCTTGATTGGCGGAATCCAGAATGCCAAAGGGTACGGGCCGGTCAAGGCGCTATCGTATGTCCAAAAGCGAGCCGCTGGGACGCTAACCCAGGCCGAAAAGGACCGCTTGGCAAAGGTTGAGGTCAAATATTCAGACCTTCAGGAGGCGCACACAAAATGGGGCTGGGCATACCGAAACCCGCGTCTCATCGGCGTCTCCTCTGGCAATCCCATCATCGGGATGAAGTCTTGTGGCGACCGTGATGAATGTCTGGTCATCGGCAAGCTAACCAAAAAGATTCTGGCTGATGAAAACGAAGCCATCCGCATCAAGAAACGTGGCGGCAAGGTGATGAAGGGCCAGACACAGTTTATCGACTTGATGTGCGTTGATGACTCAACCGATTCACCGATGAGATTCCGAGTGCGCCCTGAAAAGTTCATTGCGCTTGGCAAGCCGATTGCCGAGGGTGCGCCGCTCGGTGCTTGGTTCTTGATTCGGGCCTGGAAGATTGAAGGCATCGACATGTTCATCATCAAGAACATAAAGCGCATTGACGACTTGGAACCGCTGACGCGTGATGGCGTTGTAGTTGGCGCGGTTAAGAAGGGCGATTCATTGGGGACTACCGCATGAAACTGAGCGACCAGTTGGCATTCCAATCCAAGATAATCGAGCAATCGATACCTGGCACCGTCAACGAAATTCAGCAAATCATCGCGCACGCAGCAGAAACGAATGATGAAAAATTCATCGACCTGACGAACACGCTGAATCGAAAGCTGTCTGTGTTCGTTGGAATCGGTATGATGGCGGCTTATTTGGACGTCATGAATGCCATGCGAGATTGCGTTCTTTATGCGGAGAACATCCTTGGCGAGGACTAAAGAGCAGCGCGCATGGGACAACTTCAGCGGCAGCATCGACCGTCGCCGCCTGCGTCCTCTCCGCGTCGAGAATCTGGTTGGCGATGGAACGCCGGATGTGATTTGTATCAACAGACAAGGCTCCTCATTTTGGATAGAGAACAAAGCCTTGGATGATTGGCCGAAGCGCGCTTCGACACACCCTCTCAAAGTCGCATTCGAACCGGGCCAGTTGCCGTTTGCCAGGGAATGGATAGAGTGGGGCGGTCACGCCTTTGTGCTGCTTCGGGTAGCAGTCCACGACTGGTTACTATTGGACCCATTCCAGCCGCTGCCTGAGATGACTAAAGACGAACTCGTGGCAAAGTCGGTGCGGATCGGTAAAGACGAAATCATCAAGTTTCTTGAGGTGCTATGAAAACAGAAGGGATGAAACACCAGTTGCGCTATTTGGATGTGTCCGAAGGAAAGCGCAACTTTGCCATATTTGGCGAGCAGGGGACCGGTAAGACATGGATGGCGCTGGCAGATGCCGAGCGCTGTTTCATCGGCAACAAAATTGATGCAATTTTGATCTTTGCTCCGAAGGGCGTGCACACCAATTGGGTGCGTCGCGAGATACCTAAGCATTTGGGCGTACCGTCAGTATGCTTTGCATGGTCAGGCCCGGTCAAGACCAAGAAGCAGAAGGATGGTATGGCCCGTCTGTACACGCCTGCAGATCGATTTGACAAGCCAACGCTGCGTGTGTTCACGATAAATTTTGAAGCGATGCTGCGTCCGGATGGCATCGAGGCAGTCGCAGAATTCATCCGATGCTTCCGCGTCATGGCAATGGTTGACGAATCCAAGAAGATCGGCAATCCTGATGCCAAGCGGACCAAGAACATTATCAAGGCGGGCCGTCCGGCAGAGGCCCGTCGCATTTTGTCCGGAAAGCCTCTGACCAAGGCACCGATGGACTTGTTCAGTCAGTTTGATTTCTTGAAAGAGGGGCTGCTGGGAACAAAATCATATCGCGCGTTTGTCGCTGAGTATGCTGTGCTTCTTGATCCTCGCTCGCCGAAGATGCAGGGTCTCATTCGCAAAATGGGTCCAAAGGCTGCGTTTGCTCAAATCGTCGAGACTGACGAAGAAGGCAACAAGATGTACAAGAACCTGGACAAACTCGCGGCAATGCTGCAGCCGCACATGTATCGAATTCGAAAGGACGAGTGCCTTGACTTGCCTCCGAAGGTGTATCATCAAAAATATTTTTCATTGACTGACGAACAACGTCGTGTCTATGACAAGTTGAAGTCTGACCATGAATTCGTCAGCTGTGCAGAAGGGCACCTTAGCTTCCAGGCAATCGCCGCGCGGACCAAAATGAAGCAGGTAACGTCCGGATTTCTTAATGTCTATGGACAGCCGGAATTGGTCGATGGCGGTGCCAATCCGCGCATGGACTTGTTCTTGGACATCGTCGATGATCTGGAAGGTCAGTTCATAGTTTGGGCGATCTATCGCGAGGAAATTGCGCAGATAGTCAAAGCCCTTGAGGAGCAAGGCATATCCTGCGTTCAGTATCACGGCGGCGTCAAGGAGAAGGAGCGGGAGCAAGCCATTGATGACTTCCAGGCCGGGAAATTTCGCGCGTTCGTCTGCAACAAGGCTGCTTATGCAGGCATAACGCTCACCGCTGCAAAGACTTCGATTTACTACTCTTGCGACTTCGACAATGATGTGCGCAGTCAGTCTGAGGACCGAAACCACCGAATCGGCACGGTTGGTGATCATGTGTTATATGTCGATCTGATCGCAGAGGATACAATCGACGAGGATGTAGTCAAGAATCTGGCCATCAAAGACGCAATTGCAGATCACGTCATAGATGGTCGTCCGCTGACCGTCTGAGGTCACAAGGGTGCGGCATAATAGCTGCACCCGAACGAGAAAGAGGAAGAAAGATCATGAACCTGCCGCGTGTGTTTATTCCGCAGCTTGTCGAGCGCTTCGACAACAGGACCGGGCGCAACGTGCCTGTGTTCGACTTCACCAGCGCGGCTGCGTATGGAACCCTTACGCCGATTCTGGACAAGGATGACGATCCATTGTTCTTGGCCAGAATCACACCGAAGATTCGCGATGCCCTGGCCGACTTCAACGATGAGGATTACTTCGTCGCTGTTGGCGACCCTTCGGTGATCGCCGTGTGCTCAGGGCTGATTCTTCGCCGCCGCAAGACTTTGAAGATGTTGAAATGGGACAAGAAGTTGGCCCGCTATCTCACCTTGGAGGTAAATCCGTAATGCAACAGATGAGTCAGAACAACGATCCAAAGATCGGATCGACCATCAATTACTTCGAGGACGCACAACAGCCGTCCGCCGAGGAGCCTGCAACGCTGGAGCGCTTGTCCTCGCTTGCCGTCGAAGCAAAGGAATTGGAGGCGAGGATTGCGCAGATGACGGTGGATTTGGCCGAAGAGCAAGGAAAGCTGGACAAGATTCTGAAGGGGCACATCCCTTCGATCATGGAACAGCTTGGCCTTGAGGAATTCAAACTCAAGGACGGCTCCAAGGTCACCGTCAAGCAGGACATCAAGTGCGGCATCACAGAGGAGCGCAAACCTGCCGCGTTCGCTTGGCTTGCTGATAACGAATATGATGGCATCATCAAA